ACTGCGAGAGCGGTTTGAAAAGTCAGCGGCGGCTCAGGATAGCAATGGCGCGATCAAAAGTGGAGTCGTCAACATTAGCGTAGCGAAACGTCGTCACGATGGAAGAGTGGCCCAGAATGCGTGACACCTCAGCCAGTGGAAACCCGCCCTGCACTAATCGAGTGGCGCATGTATGTCTCAGGTCGTGGAACTTCAAATCTTTGATGTCGGCAATCCGTTTAGCGGTCGCCCAGGATCGCTTTACTGTGTCGGTGATGCCAAACACTCGCGTCGCCGCATCGCGTTGCGGCAAGCCTTTAAGTTCTTTCAGTAATCGGGGAGTAATCGGGACCGCTCGCGCCCGCAAGGTTTTAGTGTTCATAGCGTGGATGTTGATGCGATTGTTTTCAAAGTCAACGTCGCGCCAGCGCAGCGAAAGAATCTCGCCCCGCCTCATGCCGGTATCGAGCGCACATATGATGATCGCCCGTAGCCGCTCGCGCGGACCGTCGCAAGCATCCAGTAACAAGTCCTCTTCGGCGCGCGAGATTACGCGAGTGCGTTTCGTTTCGTCGGAGGTAGAGATGATCGTATCGGAGCCTGAGAACGGATGCCGGAGTATCCAGCCTTCGCGGAAAGCAATACTCAGCATTCTACGAAGCACCGTTAATTCCCTGTTCACGGTTGCGATTGATCGTTGCCGTGAGGGCGCTTTCTTAAACTTTACTTTCGCGTCGAGACGGCTGGCCCTGAATTGAAGGATATCGCCGTGCGTGATTGATCGAAGACGTTTAGAACCAAAATGACTTGTCAACACTTCAACGATTCGCTTCACTTCGGTATGGGACCGGAGGCCGCTTATCTTTCGGCTCTCAATGAATTGGGCGGGCGTGGCATAGCGTTCTTTGTAGTGTTTGGCGAGTTGTGCAAATGTGAGGCGCGACGAATCGAGCGAGTCTTCGCCGCGCTCTTCAATCTCGCTCAGAAGCTCTTTGATGAGCTGGCGCGCGTGAGTTCGACTGAAGGCTTTGCGCTTAACGTCGCGTCGTTTTCCAAACTCATCGGTGAAGGTGATGCGGGCGAATATCTGCCCGTTAGATTTGAAGATCGATCCGGTACGAGGTCGGCCCATTTATTCCACAAAAAACTACACAAACAGAGTGCGCGCGATGCTACAATATCCCGCAGATTGCGGCAAGAAGTCGGAGCGTTAAGTGGTGACGAGAACGGTTTTATCTTTGAACAGGCAGCAGGTCGCGGCAACGGTCCGCAGAGGGCCGCAGACGGCTTCCGAACCCTTTTAACCAGTGGGTCGCAGGTTCGAGTCCTGCTCGGCTCAATTCCCTTCCCACTTAATTTCCACAAACTACGTCCGCAAACTAATCCCAAATTCAGCGCAGAGGTCTATCTAATGGGCTGGGCAATCTTCATCGGCGGAATCTTATTGATCGCGGTGGTCGTCGTTTGCGTCCGCTATGCGATGCGTTCCACCGCGAAAGAGTGCGTCAACATTGCCTTAGCTCATGCCAGTGTAGAAGGAGTCGCGGAGAGGATCGCAGATGATATTCAAGAACGATTTGGAGTGTGAAAGATGAACGATCCTGAACGCTGTCCATTCTGCGGGACACCTTATAGCCAACGGAGTTGGGCTTGTGATCGACTGATGTGCAAAGAGCCAGCTTCCCTCGTCAGATATCCTGAGAAGGTTCCTGAAGCTGTTGGCGAAGAGAGGAAGGATAAAGAATTTGCTTAACTGCCGAAACACCCACGTTGTATTCCCGCGCAAGCCGCGGAGCGCCACAGCGCCAAGGGATAAAGCGACTGCGAATTTCACCGACTTGTCGGGCGGTCAGCTTGTGGCAGTGGCTCGGTTTTCTAAACGGCACGGATTCCGCGATGTTGGCGCTATGAGTGTCCCATCGAAGATTTATCAGGCGTGCATCTTCTCGTTTATGGTTATTGTGGCATCCGTCAAAAGCCTTACCAGTGCGCTTGGGACGTGGGCCTTTAAACGATTCCAGAACCAAGATGTGAACCAGCTTCTGAAAGCGACCCGCGTCATTGGTGAGGGTTACAGACGTATATCCCCGCGATGCTGGAGCGGGCGTCAGGAAGTTTGGTTCACGCCTTCTTTGGATTCCTCTGTATCCTCGAAACGTGCGTACGCGGCCAAGGCTGCTGACTTCATAATCGACAAACCCTTCGATTGGTCGCCATTCTTCGTTTTCAAGTTCTTCTGCGGTAAATTCTTGAGTAGCCATTGCGAGTTCTCCTTATCCGAGAATGAGTTTTGGCAAGGCTCGTTCGGTGGTTCGCGCCATCGTTCGAGCCGTTCGTATTTTAACACGGAATCGGTGCGCCGCATTCCTTCCTTCGCAGGTGGTTGTGGCGCGTCGATAAGGCTCGACCATCCCCATGTGGTCGGGCCTTCTAAGTTTTGAAGATTTAGGGATCGAAGCCACGGGCGTTCACGGACGACCGATTAGCAAGGGTTCGTGGCCCACTATTTGTTCGCAAAAGAAAGAGAAAGGAGCGAGATGGCGGACACAATCGCAATAGAGAACGCGGTGAGGGGCCTTTACGAGTTCGGCCAGCGCATTGAGCAGCATCGAGACGCAGTTAGGGAGATGGAGCTAAAGCCAATCGCGGAACGGATCGCTAAGTTAGAAAGCGAAGAGGAGAGGGATGACACAACGAAGTTGGAGATGTGATGACGGCGCGCACAGTCGATGTTCGCAGATGTCTTGTCGCTGTTTCTGTCACTTGTTTGATCGGGACATCTTCAGGTTTGGCACTGGCATTAAATGGCTGGTGCAGACCTTGGTTCGAGCACCTTATTGCTATGTCCGGGAATCGTTTCCTCTGCGCCGTGATGTGACGTGTCGGCGGGCAATAACGAAGGCGCAGGGCGAGCGCGATCAACGAATCCGCGATCTGAACGCGCAGCATCGAAAAGAAATGGAAGCGGAGCGCGCGCAACTCGACAATCTTTTGCCGAAACTTATCAAGGTGACCGGGGGCTATCAGCGCGACAAGTTTTCAGGACGTTTCACTGTAATGACCGCGCTGTCTGAGGACTTTGTTTATCAAGTGCTGTCGGGCTACGCAAGAGACAATCGCGCAATGGACTACGTCGGGGAGCGAATGGCCTATGACATCGTGCGGCAAATCAGAACGATAGACTTCTCAAGGGTGAGGGCGTTAGCGGAATTCGACAATGGCCATCGCGAACGAATTTCGTGGATGAACCCTGACGGGTTGGACTTTCCACCAACACGAACCTAGACCGCGCAAGCGGCCAACAGAAGGGAGAGAGATGGCGAAAACTGTGACGCTGCCGATTCAGGATGCCGACGGCGCAATTTGGGAAGTTCACAGCGACATTCTCGCTGATGAGGTTGGCGAGTTTATGTGTACTGCGTGCTTCACGGTTGATGATGCGATGCTGACTCAGCGGTATTTAATGCTGACTTCTCACGCGCAGCGGCTTGTTCAACGGTGCGTCGCTCGCATGGCGCTGTGCATTCACCGGTCAGAGGTCGAGCAATGACGCCTGAAAAGTTTTGCGCCGCGATGGATGAATGGGCGGCACTCATGTCCGATCAGTCGAGCGGTCGCATTGCTAACCGTGAAGAATTCGCCGCCGCATGGCGAACGGTGCGGCTTGCGATTGATAAGAGTTGCCTTTTGAGTCGCACGATTTATGGAGGCGAGAAGCCGAGCCAAACGCCGTGTCCCATTCACCAAGGCAAATGGTCGGGCTGTCATTTTGGCCGCATCCCTCAAGAATGGATCGACGCTGGATGCCGATGTTCCCAGCACCGCTCATGCGAGTGCACAACGGGATGGCAACCAGACGAAGCGTGTGGGTGCGTTAGCAACGCGCAACTTGATGCGACCGTTTCGGCGCTTCCCACGATCTCTGAATAGAAGGGTTCTGTGCAGCATGCAAACTGAATACGAATGGAATTCAATCCCCCGCAGGCGACGGTACGGTAGAAGATTACTAATTTCTTTGGCTGTGGGGATGATTGCTTGGTGGTGGACGAAATGAATGTCAGCAAAGCGCTTGGAAAAACGTTTAGTGAGGGTCGCAAGCGGCGTCAGCGAGAGGGCTTCGCGCGGCTAAAGGCAGAGGGCCGCAAGTTCGGGGCGCCCGCCCACCCTTTGACTCACACAGAGACGCGGGTGTGTCGGTTGCCGACGTGTGGTATTGAATTCCCTTTTCGAGTGCGCCCTAAAACCGATCCGAGAGCGGGGCGTTATTGTCGCCAGAAACATGCTGTTCAGCATATCGCTATCCTGCGAATGAAAGTACCGGATGATTACGATCTGCTTCTCGATTTGTACGTTACGAAAAGAATGAGCACGCCGGAGATCGGAGAGATGTTTGACACGACCCACGGTGCAGTTCGGCACCGATTGAAGTATTTGGGAATTCTCACGCGCAAGGTTGGACACTCAAGGCACGTGACCTGCAAAGTCGAGGGCTGTCGCGTTCCGGTCTTCAGACTAAAGCATCCGCAAAACGGCAGCAACTACGGAACGAGATGCGAAAAGCATTATTGGGAGCATCGCAAGTTTCTTCGCGTGTCTTGGTACACACGAAAGCAGCAATCACGGGGCAACATTCCTGACGCTATCTGCCGCGTCCTCGTGAGCGGCGTTAGTTCCAGCGCGGAGATCGCGAAGCGATTGGGCGTAACGACTAAAACTGTTTCGACCACAATAGGCCACCTCAGACGAAACGGAAGAGTCGAACCCGCCGATACGATCCGTAACACCAAAGACAGGATGACGCGCCTTTTGTGGCGACTCACGCAAGAGCGAGGGGAATTAGCAGCATGAACGCGAGCGAACGATTAACGACATCGCTATGGCCGAATCCTGACAATCCGCGCCGGGATATTAGAGACGATCCCGACTTCGCAGGATTCGTCGCGTCGATCAGAAGTGAGGGGATTATTCAGCCGCTTCTGATCCGAGACGATGGCATGATCTGGGCCGGGCATCGACGTCTCGAGGCCGCGCTGGAGGTTGGGCTAGAGCGCGTTCCTGTAATGGTTCTGGCCGACTCGGATAATCGCGTGCTCATACCGCTGATTGAAAATCTTCAGCGTTCCGATCTTGACGTGTTAGAGGTTGCGGAATATTTGAAGCAGTGCAGCCGCGCTCACGGAATGACTCTCACGGCAATATCGGAAGTCACAGGTATTAGCGCCTCTACGATTGGTAAATACATCAAGCTTGCCGAAGCGCCGCTTGAACTGCGCGAGCGGATCGACCGCGATGAGATTCCATTAACCGCGGCGTTTGAATTGCTACGCCACGATGAAGCGTTTATCAAAGACGTTGTGGCCACGCCGCGTCTCACCAAAAAGATTGTTCGTGAGCGCGCGCAGAGAGTTTCCCCGGTTGTTGTCGATCATGAGGATTCACAACCGCGGATTTCTGGAATGACCACCGGAAGAAGGCAGCGCTGTCCGACGGAGCGGCACGCGCACTTGCGACACGCGATCACCACGGTCGAAGAGTTGCTATGCGCCGCTCCAGACGAGGCTTTTGCGGCTCGCTACACCCGATGGCTTAATTTAATGAAGACCGATCTTGCTGAATACAAAAGCGCACTTGAAGATCCGACATTTCGAGGTGCGGTAAACGCTTTCCAACGGCAACCGCTCATCAGGACGCGCGCATAGTTCTGCAATCAACGGAGACGATCCAAAGACGAAATGAACACAATCCAACGAATCGAATTCACCGTCCCGATCCGCACTGTCAGTGAGATGAATTCCCGCGATCATTGGCGAGTAAAGAACGCTCGCAAGAAAGCACAGCAGGAAGAGGTTGCGATAGCGATGCACAACGCAATGGTTCGGAGCCGGATCGAACTGCCGTGCAGCGTAAGAATGATCCGCTACGGCCAGAAGGCGCTCGATTCGGACAACCTCGCAAGTTCATTCAAGGGCTGTCAGGACGTGATCGCGCAGAAGCTCGGTGTTGATGACGGCGACACGGCAAAGGTGAAGTGGCTTTACGAACAACAACCGACTGGCACGCGGAACTATTTCGTTCGAGTTGAAATCTGTTCGATTGGACGTTAAGGGAGTTCAGATAATGGCAGACGCGATCACCAAAGCAGAATTGAAGATGCTGGAAAAGATGTTCGCCTCAGAGATCGAGCAGGCATGTCACCATAAGAGTCTGCCGCGCTGCTTTCAATCGAAAGCAAAGATTCTCGACGTGATGAAAGATAAGGGATTGGTTGAGCCCGTCGAATTCACCTTGGGCGGCCGCTTCCCAGTGACGATTAGCGGTTGGGTGCTGACGCACTTAGGCCGCATGAGTTATTGCGAAACGTGTTGAAAAGCAAAAAGACGCCAGAGAGCTGATAACTCCCTAGCGTCTGTCCTGACCGTGCTATTTGAGTGCCAACGAAATCTAGCACGGAGGGCAAAGATAAAAATGGGAACAGTTCACAAGATGGCTGCGGCGCAACTGGATCCGCCGCCGGAGAAATGGTTTCGCCGTGAGAAGGATGGCGGAATTGTCTTCGCGGGTGAGACCTATGAAGATCACGTTGACGCTTGGGGCGACGCGCAAGTCCAGGTTGATGCTGGGCTGTGGGGGCAAGCCCAGATCGCCGCTTCTCTTTCGACCAACTACAACGAGCGAACGGTGATGCGGTTTGCGCATGATGTCCACCGAAGCGCGGCGTGGATTTGGCAATTAGCACGCACGTACCGTGCCTTCCCTGAAAAACAAAGTCGCCTTGATTATTTGAGTTTCAGCCACCATGTAGAGGCGGCGAAGGCCGGCACTAGCGGGGCAAGGGTTAAGGATCCGGTGAAAGCTCTGAACAAGGCTCACGACAAGGAATGGAGCACCAGAGAACTCGCGGAATACGTGGAGACGGGCGTAGAGCCTGGGCTAAAGGTTCAGAAGACGGTGAAGCTGCCGCCAGAGCTTCAGAAGCTGTACGATCGAGCGGTCAGAGAGCATCTGGACGCCACGATCGGGGCGGTGAGGCAACAGGCCGAGACGCCGCCGGATCCATTGCTTGGCTCCGTGTACCGGAAGGTGATCGAGATCATGGAGTGGCAGCGCGACCGGAATCTCGAGACCGATTGCATGGCGATAATGAAAATCTTCACGGCGGAAGAGGGAGCGGAGTCGCCTGAATCAGTGAGCGACGATTACATTGCCGCATGGCTGAACTCGCACGGCTGGATCATGGGTGACGCGGAACTCGATTCTCGCCTTGAATTGCTGGTCAAGCTTCGGATGGTGAGGATGCAGTCACGAGAGGGCAGTCGCGGGCCAACGCAACGAGGATCTATTCCTATCGTGTACGCCGCTGATGACGGCTATGCCGAGATACTTGATCGCGTATCATTGAACCCGCGGGCTCCAGAAAGATTGCTGGCAATTCGGAAGGACTGGATTGCTAGATTGACGCGACATGCGCCTGAGCTGCTGCCGAAAGAATCCGTCGCCGCTTAATTGAAGATTCAGCCTATGGTGAGATAAATGATCGTCGAATAGATATACATTTAACGGGAATTATATACTTGACTTCCCGCTTTCTTTCGTGTATAGTCTCTTTTGTTAGGAAAACACAGGCCGACGCTGAATCAGTCGGGGCGCTCGAAAGAGCAAAAAGGGAGATAAAACAGTGAAACTTACCAGCGAAACAACCACGAACGAAGAAACCTTCAGATTCACGCTTGACCTCAACGACGAGGGCGAGATTACCGAAGCCACTCAGATTACCTATCACTGCCGCGCTTGCGGCGAGGAAGTCTCCGGCCCGAACGATATAGAGGTTGCGGCCTGTGACGAACACCCCGACGCGATTATTGACAGCGTAATCAGTAAGGTCGAGCTGGTTGACACGCCCACCGCGATTGGCGACGAATCCGACACGGACGTTGTTTTGTTCACTTACGATAGCGCAACACTTGCGGGTTCCTTTGGCTTGCAGGTGCGCGACGAAGACGGCGGGTTGAAAGCGATTTGCGACCTTGACGGCGAGACGATTTCCAGCAAGACCTCGTTTATTATTCCTGACAAGGTTCCTGCGAAGATCGCAGAGTACGCGCAAGCGATTTGCAGTTAATCTTATCCCCGTCCCAAGTCTCCAACGCGAATGCGTGAGCGGCACGGGCCGCTCGCTTGGGACGGGGGCCAACCTTCGGAGGTCGTCGTGAGCAAAAGCACAATCAGCACTTTCCAACTTTTCGAGCGGTTCCCGAATCAGGAGGCCGCTCGCGTTTATCTTGAGAGCCGTCTGTGGCCCGACGGTGTTCGCTGTCCGTGGTGCAAAGGCAGCGAGCGCATCACCATTCGTAAGGACGGATTCTATTCCTGCAATCCCTGTGGCAAAGCTAAGTTCACGGTTCGCACCGGCACGATATTCGAGCGCAGCCACGTTCCTCTGCACAAGTGGGTTTACGCGATGTACCTGCTCGTCACGGCGCGGAAGGGCATTAGCTCGCTGCAACTGGGCAAAGAGATCGGAATCACTCAAAAGTCGGCGTGGTTCATGCTTCAACGATTGCGCGAGGCGTGTGCGCCATGAAGGACGAAGCCAAGCTGCATCAGATCGTGGATATAGTTCTCGCCTATCGCCCGGCGTCGAAAGGAAAGCCGCCGCGCAAGCCGAAGCCGCGCAAGAAACCTGCGAAGAAGAAAAGCAAAGAAACGACAGCGGAAAGCTCGTAATCTCAACTTATAGCGTTTTCAAATCGCATCTCAATATCTTCCCGAGCATCACGCCTCAGCTTATCCAGATGTGCGAAATGATGAGGTTTGCATCGAACGAATGGAGACTTAACCATTCGCGTGCAATCTAAGCACTTCGCTTTCGTTCGCTTCTGTTTCGGGCTACGTTGTTTCATCGCTTACCCTTACCGCTTAGTTGGTGAACGGTGGACACACTGAGACCTACCTGCGTGGTCTCAGGAATACCGCTCAGTATGGAGCCACGGAGTTGTTTCCTGACGGGTTCTCTCAGCGGTGTAGACGCTTATTGTTCTTCACGTCCGGTCCGAATGATTTAACGTGCCTGTCCTGAGACGCGGGGCCGAATCTCTACTGACTGTTTATGCGCCCACAGAATGAACCACGGCGGCTTAGAACTATGGCGTCAGCGAGCTTTTCGGCTTCGTATGCCGTAAGCGCTACCTTGACACGGTGATTAGTGGATTCGTAACTGGCTGGATAATCAGGCAGGGAATCCATTCTTTCAAACAACAATCACGAAATCAGGGTAGGCCAGAGTTGGACTTCGGCGTTAGACCAGTCGCTCCCAATCGCGATGTTCAGTTGCTCGTCCCGCAGATGTTTCGGCCTTCTGAAGGAAAAGATTTGAAGTGCAAGGTGGTTGATAGTAAAGGTCGCGACGTGCGCCTTCATCTCCAACATATCATGGTACGCTTCCGGTAACACTTCAGGATTTGGTGTGATGTCTACCGCCTGAGCGCTGTAGCGCTGATCCTTCTTCTCATTACACTTGTACGAAGTCCGGTTGGCTCAAAAGTCAGCGCAGCGCATGGCCTCTGCTGTCATCGGGAAGCCCGTCGAAATTAAAGAGAACTGGGCGAATAGAATCAAGCCGTAAATCGGGAAGTAGCGCAGTCAGGCAGCGCACTTGCCTTGGGAGCAAGGGGTCGAAGGTTCAAATCCTTCCTTCCCGACCAGATTGACGCTTACGGCGTCTAATGCACGTCGGTGCTAAGGCCATCAGGGAAACTTGGTGGCCTGACGTGTTTTCACCTTCCCCGCCAACGTAAATCCTGAGTCCCGCCTATTCTGAAGGGACATGGCATGGCGTCTAGCGAAATCTCTAATCCAACTGCGCACTCAACTAAACGAGCAGTATCCGAATCGTGACCGAGTGAGCGACGGAAGTATTGGCGACGCTGCCCACCAGGCGCGCAAGAGTGACCACGACCCAAATAGCGCCGGAGTCGTGACAGCTATCGACATCACGCATGACCCGAGACATCTCGACGGTAAGGTTCTCAGCCGCCAGTTAATCAAAGACTCACGAGTCAAATACGTCATTTTCTCAGGCAAAATCTACCGCAGCTATAAGCCTCAGATGGATTGGGCTGTATATACGGGTCCGAATGCCCACGAGCATCACGTTCACGTCTCGGTGCTCGGAGACGCAAGCAAGTACGACGATGCGGCGCCGTGGGATCTGGGTTCAACGCCTGCCCTTACGGGAGGGCAAGTTACACGCCCGATTCTGAAACATGGCGACCGTGGGCCGGACGTAGTGGAGTTACAGGCAGCTCTGGGGATGCCGACTGAGACGATTGATGGCGTCTTCGGAAACAACACGGAGCATGCGGTGCGAGAGTTTCAGTCTGCGAACCATCTTAGGATTGATGGGATTTTCGGGCCTAAGTGCTGGGCCGCGATGCTGAAAAAATAAAGGGGAATTTTTATGGACACATCGACATCTGAATTAGTAAAGAACGCGGCCGGATCGTTTGTGCGCTGGATGCTGGTATTGATTGCCGGAATTCTGGTGAAGAAAGGCATCATCACCAATGCTCAGGGCGAAACCTACGTTGCGACGGCGTTGCCGGTAGCGATAGGCGGTGTGATGGCCCTTATCGCGCTTGGATGGTCGCTCTATCAAAAGAAACTGGCGAACAAGAAGATCGACGTGGCGTTGACGTTACCCGCTGGCGCGAATCGCACCGTGCTTGAGAACAAGGTCGCAAGTCAGTAATGGAGACGATCCTTCGATGGGTTGCGCGATGGCTCGCCGCCATTCTAAACAAATATGGCGATCCGCAACTTCAAGCGAAGCTCGACAAGTACAAGGCTGATGCTGCGGCGCTATCGCAAAAGGTCAAAGAGGCCCAGGAAGCCGCAGTAGAATCAGCTCTCGAATACGACAACTCGGTAAAAAGTCGCACTGAATGGGAGAAGCTACTAAGAGAGTCTCGAGCGAAAGAGGATGCTCTAGAGCAGCAGTTGAGGTCCAGTCAGGATCGAGTCAACCAGATTACCAATGAGGCGTCGAATCTCAAGAAAGCTATTGATTCTCGGTCTGATGCTGACGTGCTACGCGACCGGCTCTAAGGCGCAAGCGGTTCGCGTGGTCGAAGCGTTGCCCGATGATTCGTTCATCGTTGAGATAAACGGCAAAGAGTATCGGGCCCTGAATGCCGATAAGGTTCGGGAGATCCAGAAGCAGAAGATCGATCTTGATGCGGCCCAAAAGTTCAACGCGGAAAAGGATTCGCAAATTGCGACACTCAATCGCATGGTTCTTGTCCAGACAGAAAATGCGGAATTGCAGAAGCGGATCGCCGACTCATTCAAGGCTGATTTTGAACGCTCGCAGGTTGATTCAAAACGGAACTTTTCCCTGTTCATGAGCGAGCGAGATTTAAGAATCGAGGGGCAGCAATTCATCCCGAAGGGCAACGCACACGGTTTCTGGGGAAAGACGCTGGACTTTCTCAATTCACAGGCGGGACAGGTCGGATTCAAATTTGTCCCGCCATTGGCGACGGCGGTGAGGGTATTCACTGCGAGGTGTCCGCAATGATCGACGTTCACAGACTCAGAACACTCAACGAGGACATCGAAAAGTTCACGATCGAAGTCTGTGAAGGATTGTCACCCGCTGCTACTGCTGACCTCTTAGAAGCTGAAACTGTGTTCAAAGAGAAGTTGGCTGATGCAATTCTTTTGACGACGAAACAGGATCAAGCGGAATAGAAATGAATGTACTCCCGACTCCGAAAGTTCTTTGAAAGACAGGCAGTCGTCCCGTTCGAGACCATGCTTGCGTTTTGGTTCAGCTATGCAGCTATCGTAGCTATGGCGCATTTTGGGATTACCGTTAGTCCTCTTGCCAAGCTGATCGGGCCAAAGCTCGCAATAGGCTGTTATTTGACTTATTTAGTAGCTGGACAGGCGTTGTATTTTGGGATCGGGCTCAGACGGGCCGACATAGAAGGGTTTGGGCTAATTCTACTGATCACGTTTCTAATTGTGGTGACGATAGCAAACAGCTACTTCTTTGGCCTGACCGCGATGGCTGTTAATAGCTACGTGCTGAACGGCGCATTCGTATTTGCCTGCATGATCAGATTGAGAATGATTTGGAGGGGTCAACAAGCGCTTAACAATGGCACGTCATGATCAGTCGCGAAGTCATAATCACGAGCATTACAGTTGTCGGTGGTGGTGGCTTGCTTACCGCGATCGTGGCGCTATTAAAATTCAGGCCGGAAGCCGGTCAGATCATGGTCACGACAGCCCAGGGAGTCGTAATTGTTCAAACCGGAGTAATAGAGACCTTACGAACTGAGATGGAGCGCCTTAGTGATGAACTTGCAGAGTTGAGAACGGAAAACGCGACGCTGAGAGCGCGCATCCACGAGCTTGAGGCTAAACCATGAAGCCAGAGTATTTGAAAGATTGAGAGAGAGGCGGCTGGAAGCCCGCAAGCCTCCAGCCAGCCGCAACGCACCCGGCCAACTTGTGACGGCTAACCGGGAACGTGCGGACGCAAGATAACCAATCCCCGCGAATGGGAGCAAAGAAAAACAGGGAATAATTACCAGATGACAACCCAACGTCTGTTTCCTGATTTCAAGATGAGCGCATGAAAACGAATGCGAATGTACTTCACGGAACCCAGTGGGCGGCAACGCCGAGCGATAACGAAACCGGGCAAAGGTTGCCAAAATCGCAGCAAAGCCTACTTGGGAGAATTGCATCGAAGTTTCGATGGGAGGCGCTTATCGTGAGCGGGCGTGAGGTCAAGGGGTTTGTAGTAACGCCAGCTATGGCGGTAACGATCTGCGTCGTGCTTCTGACTACGTTCCTTGGCGCACTCGGATGGGCCTACAAATCCAGCACAGCAGATTCGCGCGAGACCAGGGACTCCGTGATTCGCATGGAGACATTGCTGAATGAGCGCACCCGTAATTTCGAGCGTCAGCAGGACAAGGCAGAGGCGGATCTGAAAGACGAACGCAATCTCGCTAAACTACAGCGCGACAACCAAGACAAGAAATTAACCCAGATGGAATATGCCCTTAAATCGAAGGGCATTCATTTCGAATAAGGAGAATCCCCCGATGGCAAATGGTGGAACTGAACCCTGTCCGGCCTGTGAAGAAAAGGTAATTCAAAACGGCGACGTGGCAGCGCGAGTTTTGGATGTGGTATGTGAGGCTATCGAGCGACATCTGGCAAACAACGGTACGTTTCCACATCCACTCAAACTGGTTGAGATGGCTAACAAGCTTGAGGACGACGCCTTCGCGTTTCAGAAGGAAGTTCTGAGCCAGATCGGATTCAAAGGGCCGTGGCCGAAGTCGATGGCCTAGGCGGGGCGGGCCAGCGGCCTAGTGCTTTGTGAGAAGGGAGAAAGCATGATTGCATTTCTATCACTCATTGTTTGCGTCATTGGATTGATAATCTACTTGGCGACAAACGGAAAACTGTCTGACGTTGGGCGGATTATGTTCGGGGCTGGGCTTCTCGCCTTCTTACTCGGATCGGCTGAGAAGATGGTTACGCTGCTTCGGTAAAGACGATGGCATTTCTAACAAGACGCAAGCCGTGGGACGAGACTTTACCGGACGGTCGAAACGTCTATGAGGCTGTGCGTGATCTATCTCGCCATCGCGACGAGCACCCAGTTGAGACGACGATACTTCCACCGATTAACACTCCACTAATGCGCCAGCCGATTGAGACGCCGGCCGCCATAGTTCCTAGTGAGCCTGATTACGCTCCCGTTCTTAGTCGCCCACAACCCGTACTATCTCAGATGGCCCCCCCTCCTGTGATGATGCTCGAACGAGGCGGGCACGCAGTGAGCGCGACAGGAGGGATCGATCCGTTGGAAGCGGATCAAACACTCTTGAGGACGCAGCAAGCCGAGATTCCGCAACGTGAATCAAAGAAGCAAGTTTTGTTGAGAACTTTGGGCGGGTTAGTTTTTGGTGGCGTGCCGGGGGCTATCGGGACTCTTGCCACTGACCTGTCAGATCGGAGGGCACTGGACCGAGGACGAATCAATCAAAATATTGCGAGGACGCAGGGACAGATCAATCAAGGCATTCTAAGCCGGAGGGCTGCAACACAAGACGACTTGATTCGTTCTCAGATTCAAGAGAACCAGGCCCAGGCTTATGGAGCGTTGTCGCGAGCGAATCAACCTCCGAAATCAGATTCTAAGTTTATCGAGCGTGGTGATGGGGTTTACGAAGTTTCCACTGCTTACCCTGACGGTCGGAAGGTGGGTAGCATCCCGCCAGAGGCGAAGACGAAGAATGCAAACCCAACACGATATTTTGAACGCCCTGAAGGTGTTTACGGAATTAACGATGCACATCCTGAAGGCTTCAAAGTAGAGGGTGTTCCGGGTACGCCGGTTCCGAGTCTCACGCCTTATCAAACCGAGCAACTTAACCGAGAGGATGCAATACGCGGGAGTAAAGGTGAAGCACTCCGACAACAATCAGCAAGCGCGCGATCATTAGGCGACGCCCTGGACAAGCAACTCCGCGATGCTGGCGGTCTTTATGAACAGAGAGCGCAAGTTCAGACCGCGCTGGGCCGAGAAGGCGACGTAACCACGCCTGAGCAGAGAGTTGCCCACAGTACCTTAATGACTCAGCTATCCGCGTTGAATTCTCGCATTGCCCAGATCGAGCAAGGCCGAAACATTCACTATTCACAAGCAGATAAACTGCGAGGGCAGGCCGCTGAATTCAATTCGTTGCCACAAACGCGCGGAAGTAAGTATGTAGCACCGAAAGTAAGCGCAGATCGACTGCGAGAGCTTATGCAGTGAAACATGACACCTCAAGAACAACTCACCCGTCAAAGCCCACCTCCACAGATTGATCTTGATTCTGCGATCGAACAGCTCCGCACTAAATTCAAAGTTCCGGCCATTGTTGTACAGCGCATGGTCAATCAAGAGTCAGGCGGTAACACGTCTGCTGTATCTCCAGTTGGCGCTTTTGGACGTTTTCAGGTGATGCCAGAAACACTCAAAACGATCAATCAACAGACCGGAAAGAATCTCGATAACAGTAACCCTCTCGACAATGCGTATGCGGGTTTGTATTTGCTCAAACAGAACTATGACAAGTTTCGCCAGGGTGCGCCATCTGAACGAGGCGCATGGATGAGGGCGGTAGCTGCTTACCATGCCGGGGTCGGTAATGTTCAGAAAGACCTGGCGAGTGGCGGGATGGGAATTCCCGATGTTGGGGATGGCTTAATAAACACTCGGGACCATGTTTTCAATATCTTTGAAGGGACGAAGCCGGAAGATTTCGGACAAGCGGAGCGACCGGTCGATCAACCCAAACTGTTAACACCAAAGACAAGTGTAAGTCTTGGTGAGGGTGCTATTGACGAAACGGTTAAACCTGAGCCGATTAAGTTCACGCCCGCGGATTCAACCGAATCGAATCTGAATCGACTGGCCCGGTCATCACAAAACTTAGCAGAGGTGGTTCGCGCTCAAGGCATTCAGTTGCCTGCGAACCATCCTGATCTTTTAGGGAAGCACATCGAGGCACGATTCGATCAACAACCTACCGCAGAGCAGGTTGACGATGCGCTTCTGGAGAAGTTGGGAAAAGGCTATGGTGACGTCGCCCAGCGGTTCCGCGCAGAGATGGGCGTTCCGTTGAGTAGCGGGGCCGCGGTCGAGCAACAGCCAGACGGATCATTTGTCGCGCACGCACGACCGACGCAGGGATTTATTGACGCTGTTAATGCTTATGCGCTCGGGGGTCGGCAGGCTTACGAAGCGACTTTGAATGCGCAGACCGTAGGCAGGGCGGCGGTTGCTCGCGATATGCGGGCTGAATTGAAGCGCGGGGAAGGTATCGCGCAAGACATCGGGCAAGCCGGAACTCGGGAAACTCTAAGGTCGGCGCAATTCATGCAGAACCTTGCTGACCTCGCGCGATTGAAATCCCCTGAAGACGATCCGAACGCCCAAGCTATTGCGAGAGCGGCACAAACCATTCCTCAGCCGACAACGTGGACGGGATCGGGAGCCGAAGCGGGCCTTGGGACGCTGGGAGCAATGAACCGTGCGGAGGCTTTAGGCGGCGGTGCGGGCTTCCCAGCCAGTCAGGCGATTGAAGCATCTCAGAGAGGCCCAGAAGCCGCATACAAGGCTGGAATCCTGAGTCTGCCGATAATCGCTGCTCCGGCCATCGGGAGTGCCGTAGAAGCTAACTTGCTCACTCCGGCGCAGCGCCAAGTATTACTGCGGACTGCGGGTAGTGCAGGGCTGGCAGGCGGCGCGGCGGCTGGTGGTGCTACTCCACGCGAGATCGCTGAATCCGCGCTCACGGGCGCGGCATTTCCGGTTGGCGCCCGCGAAGGCAATCCTGACGTACCAATGGACATTGCCGCTCGGGAAGCAACGACTCTCGGGGTTAATAGAGCGCAAACCGTGCCTGATTTCCAGCGTGAGATCGCGGCTCGTGAAGCATCCGTTAATTCCCTGCCGAGTCCACGTGGCGTCAGAGTTCGCGATCAGTTGCGTGGCGTTCAGCCGGCAGAAATCTCAACGACACCGACACGACCTCCGGCGATGGAGCAAGTTCCTGAAAGTCTCGGAGTAGTTGGGCCAACGAAACCGGTTGTTCCCGTTGAGGAAGGTGCAAAACTAAATCGTTGGCAACATCGAGATTTCGGGTTGGTTACTGAATCAGCAAGTCAATCAGGGGTAACGCGCGGCAAGGTTCGAGTGCTCGCTGAGGACGGATCGGAGCATGTAATTCAGCGTCCGAACATGCGCGGCGAGGGCAATCAGATTGCCGTTCCGGTTAGGCAAAAGCCGATTGACGCTAGAGCCGAAGATACAGCAGCGCAGGCTGCGGAGAATGATCCGTTTAAGGTTATCGACCGCAGAATGTCCGCTCAGCCTGAAGCACCGCCAGAGACTTCAATTCAACCCGCACAATCCACGTCGCAAGAGGCTGTTCCCGTCGCAGCCTCCACGCCTTCTGAGGGTGGAGTATCTGTACCTCCAAAGACTGAAGGCAAACCTGTTGAGCCTGCGGTGCGCGCCCCTGAGCCGTTAACGCGCCAACGAAGCCTTCCCCAGACCCTAGAACGAGCGGGCTTGCAAGGCGGTACAGATCGAGACTACACGGTCGTGACAAATCCCGAAGCCTTGCAGCGCGCAACTCAGAGAATAGAAACTGACGGAGTTGATCGTGCAGCGTCAGACTTGGCGGTTAAGAAAGACATTGGCGCAGAAGATACTGCGACCGGAATTCTATTGATCCGCCAACTCCAAGAGCAAGGGAAGTTGGAAAAGGCTGTTGACGTTGCTAGTGATCTCTCTCGGAAACTGACGCAAGCGGGACAGGCAACCCAAGCCGCGTCAATCGTGTCTCGACTGTCCCCCGAAGGCGTGTTGCTTACCGTTCAAAGACAGTTACCCGAAGGGCAGAAATTAACCCGAGGGCAAACTCAGTCGTTAATAACGCAAGCTAAAGCCGTCGAGTCCGCAGAATCCCGAGTTGCTGCAACTGAGAAGGCGATACAAGACTCCGGCGCTTTACCTGTTACAGAAAGTGCGGCAAAGCAGAGGATCGGAAATCTTCAAGAGCGGTTAACCAGAATGGAACAGGAAGCCCGCGCGCGACTTGATGCTCGGAAGGCTCAAATGATTGCCGCCACCAAAGGGCCGAGGGGCCAGCGCGGAGCCGCCGTGAATCCTGCCGCAGTTGCGTTGGACATTGGAGACTATGCTGTTATTGGCGCTGCGAAGATAGCTCGAAAAGGAATTGATTACGGTCAATGGACCGCCGAGATGTTGAAAGACTTCGGCGACGATATCAGACCGCACTTGCGCCGAATCTATACTGATTCTTTTAGGCTCTACGAGGATCAGCGAAAGCAGTTTCTTCAAGAGTCGAGGACTCGGGGCGCACTCAGAGCGCAGCCGGACGCGAAGAATATTCAGGCGGTTATCAACGACAGATTGGATGCACAAACTGCCGCAAGAAAAGCCAGGGCAGACTTGGCGCGGACGTTCCGCGATCTCACCGCGACTCCTCTTCAGAGATTGGGACGCACGATCGTTGACGTTACAGGATTGACGCGAGCATTGACGACGACCGCCGATCTTTCGTTCGGATTTCGTCAAGGTAAGATGGGTCTTGCGCGTCATCCTCGCATTTGGGCTGATGCTTTTGTGAAGCAATTTAAGGCACTGAACACGAAACAATATGAACGATTGGTTTCCCAACTTGAAACTGATCCCGACTTCAAATATGCCCGCCGATTTGGGTTAGACATGACATCGGTGGGAGCTTCTGAACACGCGCCGCTAGGAGTCAGAGAAGAAGCGTTTCAATCGCGTTTTGTCCAAAAGTTGCCGATTGTTCGTCAATCCGAACAGGCATATTCCACGATGGCCGATCATCTTCGGATGGGGTGGTTCAAAGATTACATGGGGAATCTCAGGAAGCTTGGTCTTGATCCTGATAACCCAAACGATCGTCCAGCATTTGAAGAGGGCGTGAGCCTAATCAACAATGCAACAGGAAGAGGCAATCTTGGAAAGAGATTACAGGGCGCATCCCCGGCTTTAGCTACTGTAGCTTTCAGTCCGCGATTCTGGGCCTCTCGATTGAAGATGTTGAGCCTTCCATTTGATCCGCGCACGTACACAACGATGTCTCGGCCGGCGCGCGTGGAAGCTTTCAAGACCTTGTTTGCTTACGGTGCTTTGGTCAGTTCACAACTTGCCCTAGCTAAAGCTTCTGGCGCTGAAGTGGATACAGATCCAAACTCACCTGACTTTCTCAAAGCCCGTTGGGGTAAGTTGCACGTTGATTTCTCGGCCGGGTTTCAAAGTCATATTCGAGTGGCGTTGCGATTGATGCGCGCCTTCTACGAGCGACAACAAGGGCGACCAAGTAAGACCGAACCACTGGACGTGCTGGAGCACTACGCGAGAGGTAAAGAGTCTCCTAACTTCTCACTCATTCACGACCTATTCTTGAGTAAGAAAACGAAAGTCAGAGGCGAGACTTACGGAACTGATTTCAAGGGCGATCCCACTTCATTGGTTGGCGTTCCCGGCAATCGCAGAGATACGAGTGCTTTGGCTAATCGCCTTATCCCAATGGTTATTTCAGATGCTTCTGATGCTTATGATCAATCTGGCTTGACTGGCGTTGCGGAGGTATTGCCTTTGTCTGTTATCGGTGAAGGCGTTTCAACTTACGATCCGAAGAAAAAGCGCGGACATTAAGCTCGGGATTTTGTGGCGAGGTAAGCGAAGAAGGTAACGAGCGCGACGGCGGCGATTTGAATAAAGAGTAACGAGACGTTCACGCTCTGACTGCCGGTTCGATAGAAAAAGTGGTATCCATAGGGATAATGCCAGGGTGGGAACAAGAGCATTAGAGCTATGATCCCAGCTCCGATTAGGAATATCGCACGTTGCGCCTTTGTCACGAGGACAGAAGAGTATTCCCACCCGCATTCTCTGTCAAATTTCTTCCGCCATGGCGGACACTTTTCGTCTCGGTTCCAAGAAATAAAGGTAGAGAATCGGCTAGGCTTTTAGGGTGACGGAAGTTACACATAAAAGAGCCCGCAAAGGGCCAATGTTTCTTAAGGAATTGCGCGAGAATGGTGGGTTTGTTGGGAAAGCCTGCGAAGCTGTTGATGTCTCGAAACAGTCGGTTTACAGGTGGCGCGCAGAGGATAGTGAGTTCGCTGCTGATTGGGATCGCGCCGTTGACTTTGCGACCGAAGACCTAGAAAAAGAGGCGCGACGGCGTGCGCTTCACGGTGTTGATGAGCCCGTTTTTTATAAGGGAGAGCAATGTGGGCTGATTCGCAAGTATTCAGACACTCTGCTTATGTTCGCAATTAAGGCTCGCAAACCTGAGTACCGCGACAGCATCAAGCTCACGATCGAAGATGCTGACAAGCTAATCGACAGTGCCGCGAAAACGCACGGATTACCCTTACCTGAGACCTTCGGCGGCGAGCCGTTAGAGAAACCCGAAATGTAAGTCTCCCGCCTGTGGCGACCCGTAAGAACGCTCAGTAAAATGGATGATTCCGCAAATCCAACTAGGCCCGGATGTGAACACATGGCCGGAGCCTCTACGGAACCGATATTTCGAGAGGCTGAGAGCAAGTCGGTCGTCCATCACTGGCTATTCTCCGCACACTCCAACTCCCCGCCAGCAACTCTTTCTTGACCTCGAAGACCTTGAGGCTTTCTATGGCGGCGCGGCTGGCGGCGGTAAAACAGACGCCTTGTTAATGGCCGCACTTCAGTATGTTGATGTTCCCGGCTATTCAGCACTGTTGTTAATGAAAAGCTTTGCTGACCTGTCGAAGCCGGGAGCGTTGATGGATCGGGCGCATGAATGGCTAACAGGAACCGGCGCGCAGTGGCATTCACTAACGAAGAGTTGGGAGTTTCCGAACGTCGGAGGCAAGGCCGCGACCCTTAGTTTTGGCTATCTTCAGAATGACGCCGACAAGTACAATTACAGAACTGCGGAATATCAATTCATTGGAATAGACGAACTCACTCGCTTCCTCGAAAAGACCTACACATATCTCTTCTCTCGCCTGCGCCGATTAAAAACAGCTTCGCAAGTGCCAATCAGAATGCGGTCGGCTTCTAATCCCGCCCAACCTGGAGAGCCGGGGATGCAATGGGTTGAGGGTCGATTCATCCCGGAAGACTTCGATCCGCAAGTCGAAGCTCGATTGGCGCCGAGAGTGTTGACGAAGGAAGGTGTTGACGATCGAACCAGTCGAGTGATTACGCGATCGTTCGTGTTCGCCCGTGTCGAAGACAATCCTTATCTCGACGCTGCTGAATACGATCTAGCCTTGTCGGAACTAGACGCGGTGAGTCATGCGCAGTTGCGTGAAGGTGACTGGAAGATCCGAGCGCGGGGCGACATCTACTGGATGTTCGATCCGCAGTATGTATTTGTCCCGTGGAGTCGATGGCAAGCAGCGATTGGAGTCAACCAGATTCCTGATCATTGGCTGCTTACAGTGTCTCAGGATCAAGGAACTTCAGATGAGCATATCGGCGCGACGGGATGGTTCGCTACTGCGGCAAAGGACAGTCCGGTACAAGATTTAGTTGCGATGTACCGGGCTCACATGGTCGTTGAGCAGTCCCCTTCCGAAGTTGGCGACGCGATTCTAACGATGATGGGCGCGCGAACTCCGCAGGAAACAGTAAATGCTGCATTGCGCCCTGATGGCTTTGGAGGCACCGCGGAACGCTCTCGCGCAACTCGCTGGCTGAACTCACACGAAGCCAAGTCAGAACGACTTGAATATCGGAAGATAGGAATTAACTTCTCGTCATGGGTTGCGGGTCCAAATATCGGCATTGCCCAGATGCGCAACTACTTGGCAATCGTAGATCGAGATAAGCCGAACCCGTTCTTTCCTGAGGTGATGGGTCGATCTCGTTTCGTTTGCGTGGTTCCTGATGAAGACTGGCCGCGACGCCGGCCCGATTCTGTGTGGGCCAGAGTCGAAGCAGAGTTTTCAGCCTATCACTACAAGCAATTGACTTCGGGTGAGCCAACTGCCCAAGTGGTGCCGCATCCGCTATTTAATGATTTCATGGACGTGATTCGAGAAGCCGCCTATTCAGCTTTCCCGCCAATCGTCCCTCTTACTCAGGCCCAACAGAACGAAGAAAAACTACGGCCGGAAATAAGACTCCCGGCGATTCGCAAGGAGGAAGACCCGCTAATTCAGCAGGCAAAGATACAAAGTCGTGACTTATATCTGAAGAGAATGGAAGCGGAACAAGGGCGCGCAAAACATAAAACGGTGGTTCCCATTAAAATTCAGTTCCGTAGATAGAACCCTCGAAGCGTTAAATCAGTAAACCACGGGAGATTAAAGAAAATGGCAAAGACGAAAGCAGCATCGAAGAAACCAGTACCGGGCACACCGGGAGATCCGACCGATCATTCCAAGCCAGCAACCGCGATTGCGGCCCAGGTTGATCCGAAGGGGACATCGGGTGCCACGATTAACGCCAAAAGTACGGCAGCGACCGCGGTGAGCCGGGAAGACCAAGCCGCCAAAGACAAGAAGAGCATGGAAGAGGATCAATCAATCGCCGGGAAGATTCTACGCTCTGGACTGTATTTCGTTCGCGACCATAGCACGGGCGAAGATTATGTGGGCATTAGTCCGCAAAACAATCCAGACTCGTCAGAAGCTTCCAAGCTGCGATCTGCGGTGACGCCGCTGGGTGTGGTCGCTCCTCGAACCGGCATGGTGGTCAGACCGAAGGATGGGCCAGCGTTCACGATCGGTGAAGGGTTCGGCCCTGGCTCGAATCCGGGTGACTGGGCCAGGGTAACGAATCCCGACGGTAAGCCCCTGTTTGCGTAAATGCCGAAAGACAGTCTTCATCGGTTTACTGACGCCGAGCATCGGCAGGCAATGAAGATCAGGGCGTCCTACATTAAGCGCGGTGTTTCAGAGGAAGAAGCCGAACGCCGCGCTTGGGCGACGGTGAACGCCGAGAAATCAGAAAAGAAGATCGGGTTAGGGAGTTTGAGAAAGAAATGAGACTCCCGCGCTTTATTCTAAATCCTTCCGTTCGTCCGTGGATTCTTTTATGGCAACGGGAGCGGAGAGCGAATGCTCGTCTTCGCGCAGAGTTGCGGGAGTGGCAAGGGAAATTCCTTGAGAAAGTGAACACGCGCCCGCTATTCACGCCTGCCCCGAAACCAATAGACCTGGTTGATCGTCCGCCGATTGGCCCCACGGCGAAAGCGGCATATCTAAAAACTCACGTTTCGCCAAACGCCGTGCCTACTGCGGAAGACATTCTCGCAAGCGCGGAGAGAGCGAAGAATGGTAACGGATGACGCCAGCGGCACAATTTGAGACTCACGCCGGGGCGCTTGCGCCTCGCAATCCTAATGAGCCTAAAGACCGTCTTGAGCAAGAGCGCGCAGAAGAGCGAGTCACCGCGCCCAAACTCCACGCTTACCTGAATCGGACACTCGATTCAATTGCCAATCTGGATCAAAGCGAAAATCTTAAGATTCATAACACGATGATCCGTGCCGTTGCTTACTACGACGGGCGCTGTGACGGACAGATTCGCAATGGCGAGTGGGTTGATAATTCACCCATCACAGGTGAAATTCTGCCTAAAGATAATGAGGTCAAACGACAAGTTGACAAGCTCCAGATGGAGATGTGCCGAGGTCGGATTGAATACCATCCCGAAGCAGTAAACAAGTTTAGCGCAGAGATGCGCGAAGCGGCCCAATTTGCCGAACGAAGGATCAGGGTCAATCAGGATCGGATCGAAACAGAGCCTTTTATCCAGCGGGAAAATATGTCGCTTCTGTTGAAGACGTGGGCATTGAGATACACATTTTTCGATCAGGATGCCGACAGCCAGGAAAAGACCGTAGAGATGCGGGCCATGCGGCAAATGACCGCTGGCTCGCAGATGCAGGTGTGCCGAACGTGTGGGATTACCAAAACAGAACCGGTCTGTCCTAACTGTGGCGACACAGAAGCCAAGGTTCTTTCCTCTCCCGACTCGGAAGGCATCAAGACTGAGCAGAGCCAAAAGTCGGCAGGACGGGTTGTTACGGTGCAACCTGATGCCACAATGGTTCAGCTTGATCTGAATGGTCGAGATGTTGAATCAAGCTCTTTTGTTCGCTGGCGATTAGTCCTTAGACGGTGCGACTGGGAAGCGTTTTTCCCCAATACTCGAATTCCTTCCAGTGATGAATCGACAGAGGCGCGACATCGCGCAGAAAATCAAAACCAACCATCCCAGTCGAATTGGGGCGTCTCTTCTGAATACAGTTCAGGGGGCGATCAGTTTGAGAAGATTGAAGGCGAGTTAGTTTGGCTCGATCCGAAAGTCTATCAGCGATATGTCAATAAAGAAACCGAGACTTTAGGTAATGGTCGGACACTTCCAGCGGGCACGAAGTACGTTGAGCAGTACCCCTCGGGGTGTTGTGTTGCGCGCATCGGCAAGACAATTCTTGACGTTTTCCCTTCCAACAAAAACAAGTGCTGGACGATGTGTGTCTACGGACTCAGAGAACACGCCCTGCACGGATCGGGAATTACGGCGCTGCTTGGTCTTCAGGACATTATCAACGAGGAAAATGCGGCAATCATAGCAAGCCATATCTACGGAGCTGCTGGCCGGGAGTTGATTCGCTCAGGCGCGATTCAGGGCGGGCAACTTCCAGCGTTGGATCAGGTAGCGTACATTGACGCACCGCCGGACGTTATGAATATCGCGCAGTGGGCAGCGGGAAGAATACAGCCGAATCCCCTGACCGGCGACGTTTATGGCTTCCGCGAAGCTGTGCGGGGAAGCCTTCAGGATGCTGCCGGCACGTCGTCCCTTTCTCTCCAGGGCGCCGCGGACATAAAGGCTTTGGGTACGGCTACGGGGGTCGAAGCCTCTCGCGATCAAGCTGTCGGCCGGATGATCCCAAATCGTAAACTTCAGGCTTCCATGGGCACGGACTGGATCAAGCAAGTGCTCGACTTGGAACGCGAGCACTACTCGCCTGAGATGTTTCTTGAGATGGCTGGTAAGTGCGATGAAAAGGGCGAGATTGAATACACGGAACGGGGAGTAAGAGCATTCTTTGAATGCGAGGTCAGAAACGATCTAATCATCAAGCCTGTCGAGGGGTCTTGGATGCCAACTACCGCGGCCCAAGAGAGAGCGAACGCGGCGGGATTTGCGCAGGCTGTTTCGCAGGTAAAAGACCCGCAACTTATCTCCGTGCTGGCGCCGAGCTTTGGGGTTGATTTCTCCGTTGATGAGTGGGGGGCGGCCCAAAGAAACGCCAGCATGAGACTGGAAGAATACGCTCGCGTATCAAAGATCGTCTCTGGTGGTGGCTATACAGCTTCGCCGGAAATGGTTCAGGTTGTGCTGGCGAATATTCGCGAGTGGGCCAGAGTTGATCCGTTGATGGACGATCATCCGGCATTCAGAGACTTCTATCAGGATTGGTGGATATCCGACGAGGGCCGCAACGCCGACTCTCTGTTGCGATTAGTGGTTAAGACCGTCCACGGCCTCCACCTGAACAAAGGCATGGTTGCCCAAGCTCAGGAACAAAGCGCAGCCTCAATCGCCGCCAAAGCGCCAGAAATGGCTATGCAGGAGCAGATGGCAAACCAGCAGAAAGACCAGCAAGCCGCAGAGACGGCCCAAGCTGACGATCAGGGTAAACAGGATGTGGTCACTCAGGCTATTGGTCAGCAGATGCTCAAGGAAAGAGATCGCGAGCACGAGGCCCAGACACAAGCCGAGTTGAAGGATCACGAAACAGAAAGTCAATCGGATTTGGCTACTCATCAAGCAATGCTGGACGCCGCACAAGGAGGAAATCATGCCCAAGGGTAAAGGACATCAATTCAGCCAGAAGCAGGATCGTCAGGCGCAGCACGTCAAACAGTCGGAAGAGAAATCCGGCAAGTCGGCGAAAGAAGCTGAGCGGATAGCTTACGCGACGGTCAACAAACAGAAGAGCAGCAAAGGTAAGAAATGAGACATCGCCGACGAACTACCAAGCGGTGTCTATGTCGTCATTGTCTTGAGTTTGAAGAGGACGAGGACGGCTAAGTCTTTGGATCAGGAGTCCAGTCCAAGTCAAAAGTAACAGTACGTTCTGCGTTGGCCTACTTTCGTGACCTTCCAGGTAAGCCCTTGCGTTGGCTCCGCTTTCGGTAAGAACTCCGGCGACAATAAACCCATCGCTACTAATTCCTCGGTGTCATAGCACCGTCCGGTGATTATCCTTTTCGTATCGCCCGCGCCCATCGACTCGTAGACAGGCGCAGAGCCGTCACCGTCGCCCGTCCTCAAAACCACACGTAAAAACGTAAATCCCAATTTCGTGGTTTCCTTCTGGCGACATGAATTCTGCCCCGCTTGATGCGGAAAGGGATTACAAATGCCAGAAAATGCCACTTGGGAATCAGCCGCGACTCCGACGCCCGAACCCGTTGCTCCGGTAACGGAAACTCCGGTAGTTGAAGCACCTGTTGTTCCCGCCGCTGAAGCCGCAACGCTTGAAACAACGGTAGCCCCTCAGCTTGAAGTTGAGCCTGCTGCCGCGCGTGAGACTGTAAGCGAACCGCAGATCACCGAACCCGAAAAGGTAGAAACAAAGCCAAAGGATGATTACGTTGCGGAGACGGACGATCCGCCCGAGATTGCCGCGCTATCAAGTGCCGCCTCAAAGCGGTGGGCAAAGCGACAATTCAAGGACGCTGTTCCTGTTCACAACTTCCTCGACTTTGAGAAGCCTATTTCGACCGTAGGGGACGATCTGCACCGCCTTTCGCCGTCTCGGTACACCGAGCATGTAAACGACATCTTCAGACGCCACAGCAAAGACTTGCTTGGCGTGCCTTTTGACGAGGTAAAGATTCGGTTACAGACGAACGGCCAACCCGCCACTACCACTCCAGCGACTGCTGAAGCCATATCTTCGCGGTCTGTTTCTCTGCCTACTGAGGCCGAACTAAGCCAAATGACTGATGAGCAAGTTGCTCAGCGGTTTGCTCAAGTTCAAGAGCAGGCAAAACAGCAAGCAGCGACTGAATTCCAAAAGCAAATTGACGATCTCAAGTCACAGTTTGACGCTGTGAATGGGGAGGTTAAGACGCAGAAGGAATCAGCCGTGCAAGCAGAGATCGGGCAAAAGCAGCACGAGCTTTACACGAAAGTTTGGAGCGTGGTTGAGGACGGGATTCGCGATTCTGGATTGGAAGTCTTACCAACCGATCCGCCGAAGATTGCCAGCCTGAAACGGGCCGCATCCGGGCTTCTGGACAAACACAACGTAGAGGCCGCCTTTGATGCCGTTGACGACAACACAAAGCTCGTCAAGTACGTGTATGAAGCAACGAACCGCAGGGAATTTCAGAACGCTTTCCGCGAGGAAGACAACCTGAAAGTTCGTGCGCGCGCGGCTTTTGAAACTGTGAAGCAAAGTCCAGAGGTCAAAGCAATCCTTGATGAGATCGAAGCGTATGCCAACCAGTCTAAAGGAAATTCACGCGCGGCTAATCCTATCCCGCCCGCTCCAGGTTCAAGTTTAGGAGTCACAATTAAGGCTCCGATAAGCTGGGACGAGGCAGAGCGAGCGCCATCGGTCATAGCTGCCTAACTTTAGGGAGAATTCAAACATGGCATTCACAGTTGCGAACGCCTCGATCGTAATGACCGAGAAGATCGAACCCGTACTGCGAAATGCGTTCTTGATTGGCACAGACCTTGAAGCCCCAACCTTCGATCTCTTTATGAAGGGCGAGAAGGAACGGACCAACGAACTCGGCCGGCGAGTTCCGATCATGGTCGTGCCGAACGCGTCGTATGGTGCAATCACTGAAGGTGGTCAACTCCCGCTCGCGGGAACTCCGGCCATCGTCCAACTCAGAATCTACTACCTCAATCAGTTCATGATGGGGGAAATCAACCGCTCCGTTCTCGATCAGGAAACGGAAAGCGATCTGATCAAGTTTGCCCGCTTCCCGATGGAAGCCGATCAGAAGAAGTTCCGCCACTGGCAGAACCTCTGGATGCACGGCACTGGAAATGGCGCACTCGGAGTGGCCGGAACCGTCGTTACCGGCGCATCGGGCACCGTCACCTTCGTAGGAGACTACGGCGCAGAGAATATCGACATCGGCGCGCGGCTGGTGTTCTATTCGTCCGCCGGCGTTGCTCATAACCAGTCAGGGGCCGTTACCGTTTCGACGGTGACAGCGATTGCGGGTGATGTGGTTACGTTCGACACCGTTCCTACTGATGCTGTAGCCACGGACACTGCCCACCACTATGGCTCTTACGGCTTGATGCCTCACGGCATTGCCTACCACGTCAGCGCGGTCTCTTCCACCTATCTTGGGGTCAACACTGCGACCTACGGCGGCATCAAGTCCACCACGATTGACGCTGGAGCGGCCACGGGTACGGGCGGAACGGCATTGACACCAGGCATGTTGGATTTGATGGCGGCACGGCGCCGGAGAATGAGCGGTGCGAACGTAAGCAAGGAAGGCCGAACTTACATCTCTCACTCAACTCAGGAGTTCAATTACCGCCAGCTCGGCTACACCTCCACTTACGGCATCCAGCGGATCATCGGAATGAACCAGGGCAAGTTCGACTTGGGCATTGGTGTTGCGTCGCACAATGGGCAGGCGTGGATCGTGGATAATCAGGCTCCGAAGTCTGTTATCTGGGATCTCTATCTGCCTGACTGGACCGTTGAGTATGTCAAGTTGCCGAGCTTCTACGACGACGGCAACGGCAACAAGATGTGGATGAAGAGCGGGTCCGGTGCTCCCTATGACGCACTTCAGTACGGCGTCTATGCGAGGTACGATTTGCTCTGCAAAAACAGATCGAATCAGTCGGCGATTCTTAACCTGCCGTATGTCAGCGGCTTCTAATCACCTGAAGGAGAGACAAAATGCCAAGTCCGTTTAATGACACTACCGGCGCTCTCGCTACGGGTGCGCGAAACAAATCAGTTCAGGCGGCTTTTACTCGCCCGGCTGACACGACCGCTTATACAAGCGGTGATGCGGTCAACAACTCAACTACTGCGCCAGTCCCGCTGACCTTTTCAAGCGTTGTCGATAAGGTCGGCGGCACGGGAACGATCCGCGGAGCGCAGATACTGACAAACAACTTAACGGTCACTAACGGAGATTTTGAACTCATCATCTCCAAGCTGACCTATACGCCTGCAAACGATAACGCGGTGGCAACCATTCTGACTTACGCTCGGGCCGCCAACATCGTTGCTCGTCTTACATTGCCAACTCTAACCGTTAACGCGGCGGGCGGCGACTCAGCTTATGCTCAAGTCGATTCCAAGGTGATTCCGTTCGTTGCGGCGGCGGGCGACACTGCCCTGTACGGGTTTCTTGTCGCTAAGGGCGCATACACTCCGGCGAGCGCGCAGACGTTTACCGTCACGTTGCTGGTGGAGCGTGACTAACTTCACGTTGCTTTGAAACGTGGTCGTGGGATCGTGGCGATTCATCGGGGATCGCCACTTCCCTTTAACTCATGCACAGCTTACAGAACGCACTCGTAGAGCAGTGGTGCAAGGTCACAGTGAATGACGCTGTAAAGCTCTTTCATAAGGCCAGAACTCATCCCGACAACGAAGCTGACTCTTTGGAACAGATTGCCATCCGCTGCGCCAACTCTGCCTTTGCTCACGTCTCAGCAACGATTGTTGGGGACAAAGACGCGACAGCCAGGAGGTATGGCGAGCTTTGTTATGCAAGGTTCAGACGGGAGATTCAGAAGGTAATCACTGAACCGGAAGCTGAGGAATTGGTGTGCTAGCGATCCCTGAGATACATCCCGACCTTCCAGAGACTCACATTGTTCTCACTGAGGATGACGTGATCAGCCAGACCGAAGCCGCATGGTTTCGCAGGCAACTAAAGAGGATTGCGGGGAAGAACCGTTTTGGTAAATCAAATCTTCGCATGGTCTGGGGACCAACGCATGAAGACGAAATGGAGATAGATCGTCCAATCAAGTACCAGGACTTCACCGATGGTCTTGGTCGGGTCTTCGGTGAGCGAAGATTCTTCATTGAGATATGGAGATCGCCTGAATTCCTCCGCAGAAGCAGCCGGTACAAGGTCATCAATGATCCCGACGTTGTAGTGGAGTTCTACTTCTGCAAAGCCTGTGACGCGCAGATTGAATGTGACAAGCAGGCTTTGGAAATGATGGGCAGCGTTCCCGCGTGCCCCAGATGTGGATCGACGCGCTCACGAACTGAACTAATCCGCGAGGCAGGGAAAGGCCAGTTCTTATGTGAGTTTCCAAACCAAGGCTGTTACGACTATTGGTTGCGACTTGAGCGGGCAGACTTAACCTATCATCCGCCGGATAACGAAATTCTTGAGATCGCCAAAGCTCTTTGGAAGTTTGAACAATTACCCCAGAACCAAAGAGACGCGCTTGAACAAGCTGACAGGGAGATTGAGCGCCGGATGATGATTGCGGCCCAGAGACAAAACGGAACAATCTATACCGGGGCTGTCCATCCGCTAATGATTCCAACTCTTTAAGGAGATATATGCAAACACAGACCGCTATTCCAACTGAACTGCCACCGATGGGAAGTTTGACCCCTCAACAGAGTGCCACCAAAAGCCAAACGCATTGGGTGTGGACGCCCTACAAAGACATCACCAATATGGGGCCGTTCGGCATCAACTCTCAATTGGGGTACAGAGACCAGCGATGGGCTGAACTCAAGCGGTGTGTTCCTTACCCGTTGGGCAACTTGATTTCATACGAGACTGATCGTTCCATCGCGGCCGAACAATCTACATCGATGCTGCTCGACGCCGAGTCACTGCCGAAGATCGAATACGTCAAATATGCCCGCGATCAAGCCGTTGAATTGACGGACAACTACAAAGACGTGGGACTTCGGATTCTCATTCCGCTGATGGGCATGAACGATCCTGAATTAGTAAATCAGATCGTGCAGACCGTCCAGCCTTTTCAGTACCTAATTCACGAAATGGCTTATGAGTTCTCAGAAGGCGCTGAGAAGCGAATCCGTAAGAGTAATCTGTCGGATGAGGACAAAGATAAAGCCCGCGAGCTGGCGAAGATTATGCTTAACGGCTCGAGAGATGCCGAGACCAAGGGTCTGGCCGAGTATGAAGCCCTGATCTCTTCAATGAGCGACAAGATGGCCGGTCAGCCGGGTATTGCCAATCCCACAAAGTTCCACGAGTGGATTTGTCGGCAATTAGACAAACCCGTTCCCGCGCGAATTGATCGGACTGGCGGACAGACTAACCAAAGCACCGCAATTGACATTCTGGCAAAACGAGCATTGCAGGAAGAGTCTGCAGCCGAGTCAATGGCGGCACAGCTCGCCGAGGAGCGCGCCGCGAGATTACGCCTTGAGAAGCAAGTAGCTGAATTGGCCGCGCAGCAGGAAACGTCGAAGTCCGGCAAGCAAGCAAGAGTATGAGCGTTTTACGATCTCAATTAGTTGGAGAGGTCTATGAATATTGCGGCAATCCTGATGATTGTCCGCTGAAGGATAAGGGTCTTCCTCAGCAATTTGTCTTTCAAGTTCTAACGGAAAATGAAGACGAGCTATTGAGAGACCTGGAACTCTCCAATCAAGGGAGAAGGATCGCAAAGCAGGAAGTCGAACTCTCGGAAAACAACTTTGAGTTTACGCTTAATGCCGATGCGGTCGCCCCTGCTTATGCCTTATTGCAAACCGACCCCTCATCGAACATTTGGTATCCAGTGGAGATTGTTACGCCTGACGCTCTGGCGCAAGCAAGCGCGAACGGGGTCATGGCGGTGACATTTCGAGGTAATCAAGCTGAAGTGTCGTGGCAACCAGATTCCAATCACAATCTGGTTGTTTGGTACGAGCGATCAAGAGACGACAATCCGCAGTTAGCAGCCTCGACTGAATTGGGCAATCTCTACGATTCCTATTTGAAACTGAGGACGGCTGCTCAATGCCGAGAGATGATGGGGTTGCCCGTGGGAACAATTCTCAGTTCTCGGATCGAACAAAGTGAGAGTCAATGGCAACGATATTCCCGCCGAGGTAATCAACGAGGATTGGCAACCAAGACTCCGGTATTCAGGACGCGAGCTTGGCGATATCCATTTGTTGATCGGACTAGATTCTTCATTCCGTAGGAGGCCATGATGCCGCGAGTCAGCGTACCAGCCGACGCCACTAATAAGAACGTCCAGACACTGCTCGGGGCTAGTGCTCCGATCACCGGATGGGTGACAGGCCAGATACTTTCCGATCCAGACAACACAGAGCCTGTGACATTGAAGATCGGGAGTTCAACGATGACTGCGACTAACTACGACAACGAGCTAGCCCCAGGAGAAAGTGCGCCGTTAAGCCAAAACGGGCTGCCGATGTTTTTGCCGTCGCTCTACGTTCGGAACGATGGTGCTGCGGCGGTCGATGTCGTTTTCAACATTAAAAACACCTGAAGGTGATCTGTGGCGATTACGAGATGTGACCTAATAAAGGTTCACGGCCGCTTGATCGCTGCCGTCAATGCTGCGCCGGCGGCGACGTGGGCAACGACCATTTCGTCAGCAAACGATGGGCGCAGAAATGACACTGAACTCGACAACATCATCCTTGCTGCTGATGCACGTATTTGCGCCGCCAGAGCGTCTAAAGTTGGAGATGGCTATCGCTCGCTCTTCCTCGGCCTTTCGGACAGTATAGCCCATGCAGGGATGATTCCTGACCATCTGGGGCCAATCGAACAAGTCACCATCAAAGCCGCAACTATTGACCCTACATATCGCGCGGGGAAGTTCGATGCTTCTTTGTCTCTCGCTGACATTGAGCGATGGCGGGCCAATCTTGGCAATCGGTACACGATCGATCATGGGATTACTAATTCGCCGCTTGCGGGCTATTACCTCCGCCGTGGAAACCAGCTTTTCTATACAGGCGCCGACGCTAAATGCCTGATAGCGACGTTTACACGCTCTGGGGCTTGTCAGGCGCCCGAGACGGATGAAGACATGCTCTTAGGTCTGTCTCTCGGTGACGCCTTAAAGGAGGGCGATACGGGGCCATTTATCGCAACGATAGTGGCGGACGCTCGGGCGGAGTACGCAATGCTTCTCAAGCAGGACGAACCAGCGCCAAGCGAAACATTGGTCTTAGCAGCTTAAATGAGCTACACGGAAACGACATTAGTGAACGATGTTTATGAGCGTCTGCGCTCATCGGGCGCGAATGTTCCCGTGTCGATCATCCCGCGTCTCATTACCCTCATTCCCTCCGCGCTTCGGATGCTTCCGATAAGAGTGAGAGAGCGATTTGGTGAAGCGGAAGCAGAACTTTATCGGAAAGATTACGCCGTTGCTTTAACGAGCGGGGCGGGTACTCTTTCACCCCATACAGACTTAACAAGCGAACCAATGATCCCTTCAGAGATCGTAAAGGTCACTCATCCTGATGTTGTTTCCGGCACGAACACTGAAGGAAAATTGAGACGACTGGGAAGTTCGAGTGCGCTGGATCTGTCGCGTTCAACTGAATACTCGTATTTCGCGATTGAAAACAACACCCTATTCACGATGAGCAATAATGATCGATCTATGTTGTCAGGAGATGCGACGGCGCGAGCTGCTTTCCCTCCGCTAATTGCAAATGTGAAATTTTCGCATGAACCCATGTTGCTGGAATTGATGGTCGAACTCTCGCAAGGACTGCTCGCCAAGGCTGCGTGATGGCAAAGACGTTTAATCATCCGATCTGGCTTACCGGCACTCCCGAAGAACAAGCCGCCGAAGAGAAAAAACAGGCGCTACTTAGGGCGTCGTTCACTCGCGCCAGGATGACCGACGAAGAAAGACTGGTCGGGCGCGGGGCATTGTTAGAAGCCACGGCCAGGGGCAATCTCGATCAGTCAAAAGGCAAGAACAAAGAGGCGCGAATACTCGCCGAGAATCAGTTGGCTGATGCGATGGCCGACCAGGGAAAGTTTGCTGAAGCTGCCAAGACTCACCACGACAAACACAAACGAAAGTATTTCCGCGACGTTATCAAGGCGATAGAGAAATCAGATGACGAGAAATGTTCCTGCAAGGACAGCAAAGCAAAGATTGGCGATACAGAGATCGCGGTCACGCCTCGTTTTGAGCGAGCAAGAATCTTTTCGCCCTTACACGGCGAACTCGTAAGCCTGATTGAGTGCCACAAGTGCGGACATTTGAATGCTCGATTACCGCGATCCAGATTGTTACCAATGCAAGCCGCGTTGAGTCAGAGCGAGGCTCTGAAACGGCCAGTGCTCAACGATGTTCAGGTGCTAAGTGCAACCGCTAAGTGAAACCGTATTTAATCATTACCTCAGTAACGCCAGCCTGATCGGTGGCGAGCGCGGGGCGTGTAGTCCGGGCTCAAAGAACCTCATCTTCTTAGGCGGAGGCCGATCGCAAGCATTCAAGGGTCCCGCAATCATAAATTCAGTCAGCGGATCACGCCTCATGTTCAATGTCATCGACGGCGGCTATGCGGGTTTGGGAAATCCAACGACCGCAGGCATCGGAAATATCATCGGCCTCATTGCTCGCGCTCTCGGAATCATCGGAAGCGGACAGGTTTTTATCAACGGCGTCGATCGATCCATCTCCGCATCTACCGCCTTACAACTTCTTCTTTATGTGTCAGGCTCATATTCTGGCGCTGGCACTGGCCCATTTACTGCTGGTCTATCTCAATCTACAGCACCAACACTGGCGGTCACGCCCACCGCATCAACGATCATGGCCGGCACTTACTCTGCTGTGATCTGGTTTGTTCGTGGAGCGACGGGAGGTCGAGGCCGTCGCAGTCTACCTTCAGCGGTCATCGTCAATTCAGGTTTTAAGATGCGACTAACGGTCGCGGGCGCAGACTTAACCACCGCCTCAACAAATGGCTATGATCGGATCGGGATTGGGGTTACTGCTGCCGGGTTCGGCGCTACGGGTCCGCACTACGAAGAAACAGAGATTGCTATCTCGTCTTTAACAACCGTTGACACAGTTGCAAATTCGGTTGAATTGGAATGGTCTGATGGGTCTTTAGTCGGCAAAGACCTTGCCCCTATTCTTGACTATCCTCCTCCTGCCGCTCCGTTTGCTGCTGCACTTGAAGATGTTGTCGCGGTGATTGGTTGTTATGGCGATATTGGAACTCCAGTAACTTCGACAACCCCAGGTACGGCAATATCGGTCAGCCTGCCGGTATTCATTGAATCCTTTCCGCCTGACTCCCTTCTCTTTTTACCAGCACCACCAAAGGGTGTTTTGTCCCGCGCTGCTGATGGTTATGTGTTCATCGGAGGCGAAGGGTATGTAGCGGCACTCTTGTACACGGGCGGGAAGAATCCGTTGTCATTGAGAGTCATCTGGCCGACTACTGGAATTCAAAACGCTAACAATTGGTTTCTTGGGGAAGGCGGGAGATTGTATGCAGCCACGGCTAAACGTGGACTCGTAAGGATCGACGCTTCGGGCGAGCCAGATACAAGCTTTGCAGAGGATGTTGTAGACGATACCGCATCGTGGACAATGGCTAATGTTATCGGCGGCTTCGATGCAGATCATAATCGAGACGTTTTCGGACATGCTCAAACTCTGTTTTGCTTCAATCCGCAAAGGGAAAAGTGGGACACGCCGATCGACCTGAGTTCAAAGATAACTGGAAACCTTTGCGCCTGCGTCCCTGTTTCTGGTGGACTGCTGTTAGCCGCGAACGATGGCGCAACCATCCGTCTCTACACATTCAATTCAAGCACTGGCATGACATACACAGCGATAGGTGAGGTTCATCTGTCTCAAGCCGAAGCGGATCAACTATTGAGGGTCGAAATCGGGGTGCGCTCCGATACTACAAATGCAATCACGGTCAAGATTTTCACTAACGGTGATCTGACTACCGCGAAAGATACGCGGACGATTACGCCTACGGCGACACGTCAACATCTGCCAACTCAGCGTCCTAATGTCCGCTCTGCAAAGTCACATCAAATATCAATTTCCCAAGCTTGTGGAACCGGCGATGCGGGCGTTGATTTCGTAAGGGTAAAAGGCGTTAGTTCCAATGTGGTTTAGCCATGCAATCAGGATACGAAGCTCCAGACATTGATACGACCATAGCTCAGCGAATCGCCGGAGCTAACGAGGATGCGGTTGCGAACTTTGTTGCGCCGCGCTCTGTCGTTTCAGGGACGGGAGTGTTGAGCACTGGCAATCGCGCCTCAAAACCATCGGGCGCCGCACTCAACGATCTCTACTTTGAAACTGACACCCTGACTTTGTATTACTGGGCCGGAACTGCGTGGAAATATCTCGCCGGGGTGAATAGCGGAACTGATGCGGCACGAGCGGCCATAACCGTGACGGCAAATGATAATGGCGCCTGGTTCTTCACTAACGATCAAAACAAACTCTGGAGAGTAGAAGGTGGCGCTTGGGTTGATAAGTTCACCACTCTGGACTTAGCGACATCTTTGAAAATTGCCGGGACGAAGGTTATCGGTGCTCGTGAGACTGGCTGGACAGCAGGAACGGGAACGGCCAACAAGGGGGCGTATGCCACCTATGCAGGCCAAGCAGTATCCGCTGCTTATGTACAGGCGGAAGCGCAACAGACCGATGACGCGACCAAGGCCAATTCTCAGCGAATCAAAGCCCTTGAGGACGCGGTGAGAACACACGGGTTAATAAATTGAAGATTGAACTTCTACCAGTTGAGCGTTGGCCGGAACTCCGGCGTGCGTTTACTGAGTGCCGATCTGAAGATCCGCTGCCGCTACCTAAACCTGAGCATTCGATTATTCTTGGAGCGTTTGAAGGTGATCGGATTATAGGAGTTGCCGGAGCTGAGAGAACTTGGCAAGTATCGCCATTCTGGATTGACAAAGAGCATCGCGGGAATGGCCTTGCCGTACATCTCGCAACTGAGATCGAAAAGCAGAACGTAGAAGGTTTTGACGAGTTGCTGGTGACGACGAATCCGCATATTGAATCGCTCGTCTACCGTATGGGCTTTCTCCCCGTGCCGGGAGTGATTTGGAGACGTAGTAAATGAAGAATCGCACAGACACGAAAAAACTCGCATTACTTGAACAGCAGCAGGCTGAAGATCGCGCTCGCGCTGTCGCCGCTCAAACCGCTGCTGCCGCACCTAAACCTCTGGAAACCGCGCTCGACACTCAATCTCAGGACTGGCTGAACGCCACATCAGGAAAGAATGGGCCGTTAGACATCACAACGCTCTCGGCGATGAAGCCGAATCTATCCTTGTACGACAACGCCGTAAACAGACAGCAAGGCGAGCGAATGGGCATAGGGGCTCTTGCTCTCGGCGCGCAGAATACCAATCCAGGCTTGGGCCAACTACTTCGCCAACAGTCTGAGGACCAAAGACAGCAGGCAGCAGCAGGCCAGTTGGAAAACGCTTATCGAACTACGGATGCGCAAATGCGCGGCAGCATTCTTCCGCTTCTCGGTTTACAGCAGAATCGCACTATGGGACTTGCTGGTTTGGCGTCAAACGCCTCGCAGAACGCAACAAATCAATATGCCAACTTCCGGCCAGCCCCCTCGTTTTGGAGCCAACTCCTCCTAAGTGGGATCGGCGGCGCTGCTCAGATCGGTCAGGGAATGGCAACCGGCGGCACAGGATTGTTCAGACCGTAAAACGTAAATCCTCCGTTTGAATTAGGCTGTGAGCCGTGAAAATTAAACGGCTACTCGGCGCTCTTATTCTTCTCGGAGTCGCGATCACTGCTCACGCAACTACGATCACGATTTCCTCTACTACGGTCGGTAACTCAACAAACTATCCCGGCTCAACTTGCACTCTGAGGATTTATAGTTCGATCACTTTCACCGCCTCTGATGGAACCGTAGTCATGGCCGGTACGCCGGGAAGTGGCGCGTTTTTCAAGTCAGTAGCCTGCACGATCTCCGCTGGAATAATCTCGATCCCGTCATTTACGATCCCTTCAACCACTGATGCCAGTGATAACCAAAACGCGAAGTACACGGCCGTATTCTTCGACTCGAAGGGTGTTAAGAGAGACACGTTCTTTGCTGATTTTCCCCTAACCAACACACTGGGGACAACGGTGACGTGGGGACAGATCAGGGTTTACAAGGCTGGGCAGCAACCATTAAGGGACACGTCGGTCTATACGAAGATTCAAACTGACTTTCAGATTTTGACAGCATTGGGAACGGCTAATGATGCGTCAGATACAGTTAAAGGTCGGACGAAACTCAGCGTTGCGCCTGCGGTTGCTGCTAATCCGATTGCGGTCGGTAACAACGATCCGCTCTTTACGGGCTCCGCCCAAAAATCCGCAAACCTTTCCGATTTGGCGAGCGCGTCAACGGCGCGAACGAATTTAGGACTCGGCAACTCTGCCACAAAAAACGTCGGAACAACCGCAGGAACCGTAGCGGCGGGCGATGACTCGCGCATTACAGGCGCAGCAAACAACACGCTTTCGAATCTCGGAACGACGGCCGTGAACGCGGACTTGCTGCCGGGATCGGCCGACTCGGTTTCTGTTGGCGCGCAAGCAAATCGCCTCCTGAGCGTGTCGGCAGACCGGCTCAAGGCTGGAAATCGGGTGAACCATGACCCCGCGCTCATGCCGTCACCCTACGCCTTTTTACCGTCTACGTTGCAGGTGTGGGCGAACGATTCAAGTCCGGGCTTAAGTAACAGTAATTGGCTGGTTTGGTTCAGATGTGAAAGCGTTGCCGTCAATAATGAATGTCTATTCAGACATCAACATTTCTCGTCAACCCAGGTTCCGCAGCCCATCTTCGCGTTCCTTGCAGCACGCGGGACCGCCGACGTTCCGGTCGGGCTCGTATCAGGTGATTACCTCGGCATCCTTGACGGTCGAGGGTTCGACGGCTCAGCAGTAGCAACTGCGGAGTACGCCCCAGGCTGGTCAGACACTTCTGCCCAGATGGCTTTCCAGGCCACGGGAACGTGGAGCGGTACTTCACACCCTTCACGGATAATGTTTAAGACGACCGCGAGCGGATCGATTTCCCCGGTTGAACGAATGGTCATCAGCCCCAGCGGCAATGTCGGCATTGGAGATTGGAGCGGCGGCGATCCGGGATCGTCCTTATCCGTCATAGGCTCGGTCACGATGTATACGGGTCACTTTAATTTCGGCGAAACTCCCAACGACAACGCGGGAACGCTCGTTATTAGCAGCGCAACATCCGTTACCAAAACCTTTGCGAGCGCCTTCAATTCAGCCCCCGCGTGTACCGTGACCCCGTTGCAAGATATGAGTACGGTGCGTTACTGGATTTCACGGGGCACGACGACAATGACGATCAACGTCTCGTCAAGCGGGACTTACACGTTCGATTTTCATTGCCTTGGAAATCCTTTCTAAAGAATGCTGGAAGGCTAACCCAATGAAACGACTTACAATTCTAATCTTCATTCTTGCCTGTGCAGGGACGGTATCGGCGCAGAATGCAAGTAAAAACGCTCGCCGCCTCCCTGATAAAAACGGCGTTCCGAGTGGAGCATGTGTCTCTGGGCCTCCGTTCGTTGATGTGCAACTTGATATTAGTACGACCCCACCGACGCTCCATGTTTGCAAGGCAGGATCGTTTACAGCGACAGCGGGCGGCATCCTCGACGTGGACCAAACGGCGTGGGCTTCGTGGGCGCCTACATGGACGAATCTAACCGTAGGAAACGGAACCGTCGTTGCGAAGTACAAGCAGATTGGCAAGACGGTTTATTGCCGTCTCTCAATTGTGCTGGGTAGCACGAGTTCAATCAGCGGCTATGTTCAATTTACACTGCCCGTAACGAGTGTGAGTTATCCAGGTGCCGGCGGGAGTGGTACGAGCCTAGGTGACGCTGTTATGAACGATGCTGGCGTTGGTGGCTATTCAGGGCACGTACATTGGGTGTCAACGACAACGGTGGGCGTGGTCGCTCTCGTCGCCAGCGGCACCTATTTAACCTATACAGGAATTTCGGCGACCGTTCCGTTCACCTTCGGCACGAGCGATGAAATCAACGTCCAGTTTTTCTATGAAGCTGCATAAGGTGAGAACCATCCCGTCCGCCGAGACAGAGAGCGCACCAGCGCCGAAAGCGTAAAGACTAGCCCGCCATTTCGATAATAGGCGGGTATCCGTCTAGCGAGCGCCTGCGGGTATATTCCCTGAGCGGCTAATTCGTTTTCCACTTGCTGAACGTCCCACTCTAGAACTCGATCCATGTGTGGTGAAGCCGTAACTTCAGAGACAATCCCAGACGCTGCCGCAAAGCATGAGCGTCCCGCTAAAAGATGCGCGTGAGCCAATCGGACAAACAGAGGCCAGAAGCCCTCGTATGATCTGCCAGCGGCATCCATCAACCGAGTCGTTTCACCAACGGACAATTGCCGCAGATCAACTGCAAGCCTTTCGGGTGGAATCGGTCTTACGACCTTGAATCCCACTGTTCCACCAGAGGCTGGCCCGTGCGCGATCTCAAAATATTCTTTCAAGAACTCCATCTGCAAGTGTATCCACGGACAGCCGTAATGGAAGTAGTCTTGCTGAACGACGATCGCGCCCGGAATTAACGCGCGAAAGAATTCTCGATTGATATGGTTATGAATGTCCCAGTCTTTGTCACAATCGATGAACAGAAGCTCTATCGGCCCACCTTCCCAGCGTTCCTTTGTAATATCACCTGAATGAATCTCGATGATTTCGCGATACATTGAAGTGTTTTCAAGGAACAGCGGCAAGAGACTGTCGCCTTGCTTCAGTGTGGACCGTGGTAAAAGTCGCTCCTTAAAATCTGGGAAATATTCAAACAGATCGTAGCTGTGAATGCGCTTTTTGTCGGGTACTCTGTCGTTATTTGCGAGGCCCGAGGCAAGCGATACGGTCGATCCTCCCAGTAGTGGCCCGGCATCAACTATTTCGCCGTGGCCCTGGTAAACCTCTCGGGCCAACCAGTGAAGATAGAGCGATTCATCTTCGCAAATCATTGAGGGAATTGGATTGACGCCGTGAACGCCCATTTGAAGCCACGGCGTCGGATGGTTTGGGAGTTTAGAAACCACGGGTTCGGATGCTACCTCTTACTCTCGATTTCAATCAAGCTCGGTCAGCTTCAGAGCGGAGAGCAATGTGTTCTTTGGCGAGTTGCCGCACCCACGATAAAACGTAGTCGGCGTGGAGGTCTTTATTTGTGACGATAGCCGCATCTCCGAGCGCAGGGATGATCGCCACCAACATCTGCATTAGTTGCTCCGCGATCCATGTCTCGCCTTCCTGAAGCCTCTCAATCTCTTCTGCTTGTTCAGTTACGAGAGTTGAGAGGCGGCGGAGGTCTTTAGGTGCGTGGGCGATTAACTTAGCGTTGGCTGCGTGTTCTTTCTCGTCGCGGGCACTGTCATCAAATCCGGGCCACGCAACCACGGCACAACTATCACCATTAGAGCGAACCTCATTGATGCGGGTTCCAAACTGCGGGCGCAATTTCCCTCGACAGTGCTCCCATGTTCCAGGTGTTGCCTTCTCAAGTCTCGCTCTAACTTCTTGTAGCCACTTCTCATCTTCAGGATTCATGGTTGCTCCGTTTCTGTTTGGGTGGTGATCGTTCGGGTTAAGATGCGAAACCCCAGAATCTTCAAGCCTCGAATTGGCTTATCAAATATCAGCCCTTCTGCCGCAAATTTGTAGGCGCGGGATTTTATTAAATCTGCCTGTTCGGGTGTCGGCTTCTCTGTGAAGTGGATTGCCACGCTATTGTTCTCGTGAAAGTTTGGTGGTGTGCACTCTAAGTGCTGAGGCATCATCCATCCATGATCGCCGATTGGCCGCAATTCAATTACATCATCCTGAAATGGATCATCTGCAACTTCACGCTCAAATACCGCCGCCTGATCGCCACCGTGCGTTTCCTCATCCCAAACACCTGTCACATAGCCACACAGCTCGCGCTCGAAATTGCCGGCGTACAGGTTGGTGTCTATCACAAAATCATATTCAACCATTACAATTTCTCCTTAGCTCGCCACTCGCGGATGGCTTGCATTGCTTAAAGAGGCATCCATCTATCTATCTCACGGCGCAATATTTCTCTGTGAGCGTGATCGAACCATCCGTCAAAAGGTGGTTGGCACTCTCCACTATAATCCTGTGCCCAATGCCCTTCGACTGTTGATCCGTCTTTCAATTTCAAGAGTACATAAGTAGCATTCTTCGGTGCTGACTCCATCGATTGCCACGCCCTCTCTACTTCATCATCAGCGGTGGAGGCGGCTATTCTTTCAATGTCCGCAAGGCTCACTGGTTGAATCTGTTTCTGTTTGCCAACCTGAACGACTTGATTGAACGTAACTCCCGCCTCTGACAAGTTAGATAGCCAACGTCGAAGGTCAGAGCGAGCGGCTATGTCAGCACGGGCGGCGATGTCCCAACTCTTCCTGTGCCAGTCGGACAGGCGTTCGTCCATTTGTGCTTCTGTTTCAGGGTTGCAGTGGAGGTTCTTAACGCATTCCAGATAGAAGTCTAGCCATCGTCTGCGAAATCGCTCATCAGGATGTTTGTAGCCGAGAATCTCGCAGCCAAGCATTAAGTGCTGATAGCCATGATGAGGCAAACCATCAACGCCATCGAAGAAGTCGGCTACATCCTGTGACCACAGCACATCGTCAGCAAACCGATCCAGACTCATAAAGGAATCAGCCTTCTCTCCATAGTCAAGTAGTCGGCCACACTTCGCAGCCTTGAATACGGTCGCTCGATAAGCGCGTTGAATAGCCTTACAACGATGTACTTTCTCGATTCCATCCGAACCACGCGCACCTAAAAACAGCACGCTCTGTTGCTGCAAAGGCAAACTCAGACACCATTCCGGCTGAACTGAAATTCGCTCTGGCGGCGGTGCGTCGGGTACTGTGCTACATCGTTCGCACGGATCGCTTTCAGTGAATCCTAATCCTTCACGACATACAGAGCATTTGCGACGTTTGTATCCCGCGTCGGGTACTGTGTTACTCGCTACTGGTTTTTGAGGTGTTGGCTCAATTGTCTCTTTGCATATTCGCCGCGCATCTTCGATGTTGTTAGCTAGAACACGTGACCACGCTTTGCCCCAATCCTTCGTCTCGCCTCCCTGCGAAATGAAAAAGTCCAAGTCTTTAACGAAGCATGCACCAGCCCAATTCTTATGAACCATGAAAACAGGCATTAGATTCTCTTCTTTCCGCCGTGATGGTAGCCACGGCCTCGATTAACTTTCAGTTTTGCGGCCACAGTCGCGTCGAAATCAGGATCGACAGCAACAACACAGTCAAGAACTCTAATAAGCACGTCTGCCATTTCCTCCTTGAAATGCTCAACGTCGCCTTCGCGGAACGCTTCAAGTGCCTCGGCTGCTTCCGAGACGATCAACATCAACACAGCAGGAAATTTATACTTATCCGCAAACTCTTCAGCCTTCGTTACGCTCCAGCCATTCGCTGCGTTAATTTCTCGAATCTCGTTAGCTAATTGCTGTAACGGTTTGCTCATCTATTTCTCCTTGTCAATCAAACGCACTCGGCATTCGTAGGCGTCAGTTAATCCGCCCCGACCGCGCGCTTGTCACCGCTTGCCTTCATAGGCCCATTGCGGCCAACGCATCGCTTGCTAATTGCAGGCTCAGTGAGTCTTTCACGTGCCGCGTTACTGCGTACATTGTCCATCCGCAGTTTGTTTTGCTCGGCCTAGAAAGAGCTTTCGATAGACGCTCGCGATCTTGCCGCGACATCCCCTTGATTTTTGAATCGACGGCAATCAGCATCTTGCAATATTCTTCATCGAAAGGGCGCAGGATGTCTTTCCACGTCTGCCGCTTCTGGCGAATCTTTTTCTTGGCTGTCATTTCCTTCTCCCCTCGCCGCTTCAGCGGCTGCGTATCAAAATCAGATCAAAGTTAATGCTGCCGTGGTCTAGCACGTGTAGCAAGTACAGCGCATCCTCGATTTCCTCGGCAGTCAAGTCACGTTTCCGCGCGTCCTCGGTTAGTCCGATTGAAAACACGATATTTCCGTGACGTGGCCCCATGCCGTATCGATGATCTTCGCGCTGATCTCCGAAACTGTCGTAATTTTTGACGCCGATGTATTTCTCTTTTAGTTTGGCGGGCGATTCGGCGAGTAATTGCTTTGCGTAGGCGATTGCGTTTGGGCGAGTATCGCGGCCGTGCGTTCCGTCTCGGTCGAGAACGGCCTTGGTGCTGTCGCCGCTCACGCGAAGAACCTTGCAGGCGCGATCTATGCGCATAACGTCAACGCCCTGCGTTAATAGCGATGTTCGCTGAATAAGTTCGGATATATGGGCTTCATAGGCAGCTAACCACGATTGATGTTCAGCGGTGCGCTTGTCTTTCTCGCGGAGCAAATCCGCCTTGGCTCGTTCAATTTCAGCAAATGTATTCATCTCTCTACCTCCGGCGCAAAGCGCCCTCAATTACTTTCCAGAATCGGTCGTCCTAATCGACCCTTTGGTTTCAGACCTCGAATCCCTTGAACTCGCTTTCGCTCGAAATCTCAGTAACAACATCCCCCCGAAGTCGCAGAGCGTAGCCAGTGAGTCTGCCGCCGCTTGTCAGTAGTACGTCCTCGCCACGCTCAAGCGCAGCGTCCGCTTCGCAGCAAGCCAACTCGTTCACGGCAATTCCGCGTCCGGCATGGAACTCAAGCAGAACACCCTCACTCCATTTAACGTATTCAGCGCGTTCTACTGTTAGCGCCCGCATTGCTGTTGCCATCTTTCCTCCTCGCGCGTTCACGCGCACAAACTTACTTTCACAATAACGGGCGTCTAAGAATGCCCTTTGGTTTCATTCCCTGAATCTGTCTTTACCGCTGCTAGAGCCTTGCGAGCGGCGTCCCGCGCTTGCGCGTTATATACAGAGCCGAACGGATTAATCATCGCGGCCTTTTCCAGTGCTGCTACTACTTCATCAAAGTGGGCGTCTCGGTTTACTGCGCGAACGATCAACTCCGCGTTGGCTTTCGATGTGTGGCCATATTTATTTTCGTAGGTGTGATGAACTTCGCACACGTCGCTAGCGGACTTATCCGTAGCCGACTTAATGAAGTAGCGATCCCCTGAGCGCGGACTTTCGTGGTCAAGGCGATGCTGCGCATCTTCTGGCATCAACCCGAATGTCCACGGTCGCGGTGTTGCTTTATCTGTCATGATTGCTCCTCAACCTTTCCTTGCGCGCTCAACAACTTCCCTTCAATTAACTTCAATCCTTTGTCTGTAACTACTGCCTGCGATCCTTCTCTTTCAATCAAGCCCCTCTCCAAGAAGTCATGGATGATCGCATTAGAGATGAATCGGTTAGGTTTTATGAATCCTGTATCGGCATAGACAATCTCGGCGGGACCGCGATCAGCAATTAACGATAGGATTTCTAAGCGTCCGTTGAGAGGTTTGCTCATGCTGCTTTCTTTGCGGCCTCCATCGCCGGAGTGATCATTCCGCCGTGTCGATTGATGGCGTGCATGACGGCAACTTCCATCGTTTCATGGTCGTATTTCTCGTCCAAAATTCTATGAACCTTTCGGCATCCCAGGGCCACGGCGTAGATGTCGTCACCCTCCATTTCGCGACGCTTCTTTGAGTGGCACGGATCGAGCGGTCCCTCGCATTCATGGATGATGAAATCGAATTCACAATGCGTTCTGCCGGCAGCTTCGAGACGGGGCTTCAACCAAGCCCAGACGCGACGCCATTCCTTCATGCGACGCCCCGCACCGATGCGCCTTGCCCGCTCAGGGCGTCCATTTCGCGGAAGGGACTCGGTAGCCTTGCGACGGGCTAGAGCCTTCTCAAGAGCCGCTTTGTAATCGAGTTTTTGGAATCCGCTGCGTTTCATTTATGCGCAACCAAAGGGAACTCTCAAGGCGTCCGTTTACTGTCTAGTTGTGTGGCGAGCTTTCCGCTCGCAAAGTCCTCACTTGCCGCAGAGCAACCCGCAGCTTGTTAAGGCAATCTCCGTGTCGCCAGTCTCACCCCACAGATTCACCGTGAACCATTGTTGAATTTCTAAGGCAACCTCTTTCGCGCGGCGATCAAGAATCTGCTTTCTGCGGTTTACGATTTCATCGAAGAAATATCCATCACGAAACGAGTAGGAATTCTTGCGCCGTTTCCCCGTTGTGCGCTCAAGCCAGCTTGTTCGCCACAGTAAGTCAGGGTGCGTTTCGGCAAGCCAAAGAATTTCGTACTGACGTTGATAAAAACAAAAGAAGCAATTCGCGCGAGTCCGTCCTGAAAATAGTTGTCTGAATTTCCATTCGGGCAACTCGTCGCAATAATGAGCACCAAACCAAAGCAATTCTTTGACGCGGTAGTAAAGCGAAGTCCAAAAGAAATCTGGCGGCAATAACCCTTGATTCTTAAGGATTAGCCAAACACCATTCAGATCGATTCCTGATTCCATGAGAGGATAAATGTGTGTCCAGCCGTCTGAGGGGCGCGCGCCAACGCGATTTTCATCGGCTCTTAGGCCGTAATAAACCGTCACGTCCGACTTGCCGTAGTAGCGCTCCATTGGTTCGATCTTGCTTCGCCGCGTACAAAACCGAATCTGGCTGGACGGCAACATATCCTCGTCTTGAATGATCGCCTCCAGCGACTTCCCGATGCGCGTTAAAGTCCATCCGGTCTGAATCTCAACCCGATCTAGCCAGTCGTAGGTTTCGGGCAATTCACAACCTGTATCATTAAAGAAAAACTCGTAAGGCAAGTCGGGTTGCCGCGCGGTTTGGATCAACGCGCAAGCAAGTGAGTCTTTTCCTGAAATTGGAATTAGATGGCGCACCTTAATAACTTCTTTCGCGGCGTCCGCAAAGCCGACAAACGCTTAACGTAAATTCCTTTGAGTAGAATAAATGGCCCCACTTGTCGCGGTAGGGCATCGGCCCCACGACATCAAAATGACCAAACAAAAAACAGATTTCTTTAATCAGCGCCTTCAACATCGTAATCACACGCGCAACAATGGCCTTCCACGAACGCTAATTCATTGCACATCGGGCAGTAATCTTCCTTTTCATCTTCTGGCTCGCTCTCGTCCAGAAAATGTGGATCGTTATCAGTTACGCCCGCAGGATAATTGCCGCTCATTTGCTTTACCTCTGCCGTTTACGGCTCGTGCTCCCCAAAGGCAACCACGCGCCCTAATCCACCGCGGTGTTCTACACTGCTTCTCTCTCTGCTCTACGTGCGAAAAACTACTATTCAAGTTAATGCTGCAAACTACCCTCGGCTGCTATCGTCGTTATCCCCGCGTCCCGCGCTTCAGCCCGTAACGACGATCTGACGTGTCGTTTAGCTTGTGGCGTTTGAAGCCCTTTTGTTTGAATGTGCTATTGAAACGATTCATACGAGATTGCCTTCGTAGTCCACCTGGAAATTAACAACTCGCTTCACGCCGCGAACGTTTTCAAGTGGCTTGATCGTGTCAAGAATCTGGCGGGATTCCTCGCTGTCCCACCACGCAGCGTGTTCTTTGCTTCCCATGAACTTTGAAGGGATGCCGCCATTCGGCGCGAGCGTGATTAGCCACGGCGGGCCTTGCGCGTCGATGCGGATAAAGCATCGGTGCTTATCTGAGTACCCATAGCCGAGACGAAAGCCGCGCAGAACACTCCCGAACGTGACAAACCGTTCAGCCATGCCGCCCTTAAACGGTGGGTGCTTTGCCATCTAAGCTGCCTTCCTCTTTGCTCTTTGCGCTCTCTTAACTGCATGTTGGTAGACCTTCGCAATGTGATAACAAGCATTTCCAAAAACGTAAGCCTCACAATCGCATGAGACGTGAAGCGTCGATCCGGCAATTGAGAATTGAACGAAGTGTGGACGCCATGCTTTATCTTTGTCCGTCGGCCGACGAGCTGCTCGATACAGTCCTTCTCCGACCCGTCGAATCCAGGGACGACGAATTTTCGCGTGAGCAAGCGCCGCTTCCCATCGTTCTCTGTGGTTGGAAATGAAGTAATCGAGATTCATCTATTGACCGTTAGCCTCAATTCCGCGAATGATTTTCTTGAGCAGTTTTTTCCTTGCGTTACGCACGGGCGCGTCCGGTAGTCATGCCTTCTCTCCGAAGCGATTTACCTCGTAAAGAACCTCACCGGCTAAAAATCCGATCTTGTGTGGATAGTCAGGATTCGGCCATGCGTACATATCCGACTTCTTAATTTTGATTGCGATGTATTTGTCGCCATTCCTACTGCGAAATTCGTCGCAGAAGTAGGGGCGCGAACAGGCGTGGTATTTACCCGCTCCGCACTCTTGCGATTTAAGATCGGGATTCGGGTGTTTCAACTTTGCGCCGACGCCCCACAGGGTTTCCCACGGTTGACCTTCCTGCGTTTTGAAGTCGGCAGAAACTCGCTTGAAGAGGATCACTGACGCAGCGGGTTTGATAGCCTGAGATTCCAGCCAACCGCCCGTTCCCTTGACCTGAACAGGAACGATGATCGTGGCCGTCTTGGACTTCTTTTGAATCTTGGCTTTGACGAGATTGAAGGCACAGGCGAATGCGAACAGCAGGACGGTTGCATAATCAGAATGAACGTGAACCGCAACCGATCCCCTCGCTACGACGTGAGACGATCCCCACGCTTCGACGTGAGACGATCCCCACGCTTCGACGTGAGACGATCCCCACGCTTCGACGTGAGACGATCCCCTCGCTACGACGTGAGACGATTCCCTCGCTTCGACGTGAGACGATTCCCACGCTTCGACGTGAGACGATCCCCACGCTACGACGTGAGACGATCCCCTCGCTACGACGTGAGACGATCCCCTCGCTTCGACGTGAGACGATTCCCACGCTTCGACGTGAGACGATCCCCTCGCTTCGACGTGAGACGATTCCCTCGCTTCGACGTGAGACGATTCCCACGCTTCGACGTGAGACGATCCCCACGCTTCGACGTGAGACGATCCCCACGCTACGACGTGAGCGTTCTCTATTTGCCGATTCACACTCAGTTGAATGCTCGAGTCCGACTTGATATAAACGTAAGTGAACTCGTCAAACTTCGCCGGAAGGGCGTCGAATTCTTTTTGGGTTGTAACTGTAACTTCTGCCATGTTCCCTTTCCTACGCGGCTACTGCCCCGCTTTGCAACCGTTCATTGTCATCTGCGTCGAATTCTTGTTCGCACCAGACACACCGGACGATCTCTTTCGCTCCGATTCGATCCTGAGCTTCAATCGAAAACTCATCGGTAATTGTCTCGAGGTTTCCGCCACAAGGGCAGATGATTCCCACTTTGCTGCCTTCCCAGTCGGGAAGTTCGCTAACTGCTGAAAGCATTTCCATTATCATGATGTTTGTCTTTGAACCTCCAACACGGCGTCGAGATGTGATTCGTTGGTGTGTTCGCCGATCACCGCGTATTCCGTTCCCGCAGCAAGTCCGGCCGTTCTGCCTTTGAGCCAGCCAAGTGCATAGATTGCTCGCACCGTCGCAGAGCCTTTCAGTAAAGCCTTGTCTCGCTGATAGTCCTCTTCTATGCGCCGATCTAATTCGTCAGGTGTGTCCATTTATGCAGCCTCCCGTTTCGCTTCGCGCTGCCCCTCAAGAAATCCCTTCGCGCCGGCCAGTGTGTTTTGCGCTTGCCTTAGCCCGCCGTTCATGCACGGAAAGAATCCGCTATAGCCGTAGATTCTGGCCTTCGTGATGATTGAATTCTCGCGCTCAGTCAGTTCAGGAAAACTCCAGATCGGAGAAGGAACGGGCAGATATCCAAACTCGATCTGTGACTTCGCGCAGTCATCGCAAACTTGTATTCGGAATCGCCCCGGCGTGTAGGGCTCCTCAACCGTCTGCGTGGCCCGATTCGGACACCGATCCTCGCCTTCGCGAAGCTCGCAACGATCATCGTCGCAGGGGTGCACCCCCCCGTTGCTGAACTCAACGCACCCGCAATCCAGTTCTCGCGCTTCCGGCTCATCATCATTTGCGCTTGCCAAATTAAAATGAGGATCGTTATCGGATACGCCTGCTGGATACATAGAATCTTGTGGCATCGTTTCTCCTTAATGTCCGCAGCACGGATAATCTTCACAGTTGCAAGGTCGATAACCTTCATCGTCTTGCGGGTACTCGTCGTCGTATGCGGTTTCGGTTTGGTTGGTACTCATTAGCTGCTCGCTTCCCTTTCAGGCTGCTGCCTCTTCGCAAGTCCGTCGTGGCATGGCAAGGACTACTATATGCGCTGAAACGCAGTGTGTCAACTAAAATCGTTGAGTAGAACGCAACGTCATAATAGGCGGGCAGTTTACCTCAGAATAATGCTTGCGCACTGCGTCAAAACGCAGTACCCTAGCGGGCTATGGATAACCGATGGGGCACAGTCAAGGACGCGGCAAAGTTAATGGGCTGCGAAGTGCGGTGGGTGCAGACCCTTCTCAAAGCGGGCGACAAGCGCCTACGCTATGAGCGGCTAGGTCGTCAGTATCTAGTGTGGCTGCCTTCTGCTCGCGCCTTTAAGAACGGACGCGGGAAGCGAGCTACGGCTTAATAGCAATCGTGACTAGGCCGACAATCAGGCTCAGCGGAATCGGGGAGCTTGACTCGGCGCATGGAGGCGAGTTGGTGTCGCCAGCAAACAGCACAGTTGAGAATGTCAGAATTAGCAGGGCAGTCAGGGTTAGCTTTTTCATGCGGAGATTTTAGATAGAGACGGGAGTTTATTTTTGCCGAAACGAATTCAGAGAAAGCGAACTAAAGGCTGGAGAATGCCGCGGAACACTGTTTATGTCGGGCGTCCGGGCGCATGGGGAAACCCGTTCCGATTGGGCGATTTCGTTCTTAAGGGCGATCCCGATCCGAACTATCGCGGACAGTTTGCGATGCTGTATGTGAAGACTTCAGCGAAACACGCGGACGCGCGATTTACCGAACTCAAGACAGGCGAGCAAGTGCTGGAATGGTATCGCTGGTATATGAGCGTTACCACGCACCCGCTGGCCTTACTGCGCGGCAAAGACTTGGCTTGCTGGTGCAAGGAAGGATCGCCGTGTCACGCGGATATTCTTTTAGAGTTAGCGAACCGATGATCGCAGCGACCACAGAAGAATTAACCGGAGTTGAAGGTGAAGTCCGCTCGCTGATTGCTCGGGCCGTTGCTCTACGAATGGCCGGCGATTCTCAAGGATCGTTTGATCTACTTACAGCATCGGAGCGATTAGTTGAATCTGTTTCGGTAAGTCGTCAAGGGCGCTTCTATAATCAACGCGCATTAGCCCTCAAAGACCTGAAGGAATACGACCGCGCCATTCTCGAGTTCGACCGCGCGGCCTATTGCTTTGAAGAATCGGGCGAGGTTGAGTTGCAGGGAATGGTTCATAACAATATCGCTCGCGCGTATTCCCTGTCAGGCAACTATACTCGCGCTCGCGAAAGCGTTAACAAGGCGATCGGGCTTACGACAAATCCAACGCTACTGGCCCAGTGGGGCGATCAGTTGGCGAATGTTTTACTTGACGAGGGGAAATTTGAACTTGCGGAAATCGAGGTTGACAAAGCCCTGTCGCTACTAGTTGACAGGGAACAGGTTGCCCTACTTGCGGAATGCTTAGATACCAAAAATCGGTGCATGCAACAAAAAAATGGCACTTGCAGGGATTCTGTGTACATGGTAAGCACTAACTCTCGATTATCTTCTAATTTGTTTCGCAGCCCCCGAGGTGAACAAATGCCCCGCACGATCCTCGAATGCGCTCAACGAATTATTCGCGACGATCATGAACTTGCCATGCCTCTACTTACGTTAATGGCTTTAGCCGTCGATCCAAACGGAGATCCCGATCGCTACGGGTCCGCAGATGAGGCAATGCAATTTCTGGCCGTTAAGACGCCGGACGGTGAGGCGTTTTGTCGTTCGTTGATTGACTCGCTGGCGAATAGTCCGCAGGAAATAAGCGATTCTAGCTCCTAGCAGTCCTTCTCTGGATATCGCGTTTTACCACATCGATTAAGACGCGCACTTCTTTCTTGTCGGTCTCGGATTCCAATCGCTCGCATTCCTGATAGAGAGCGAAGGCCGCACTCTTTTTGAATCCAGTATCTGAGGGAACAATCCGCCCGAGATAGATGGCGAGTAGGTCTTCTACGGGCTCTCCCAAGCCCAAAGACAGGCTGTAGATCATGTCGATGCTTGGGCTCTTGACGTGCCCCTGGATTATAGAATTGACATAGCCAGGGCTCAGCTCCCCGCCTAGTTTCTTCGCTCTTTGGGCAACTTTAACGTGAGAGAGACCCTTCTCCGCGATGACGCGGCGCACGTAATCTTGTGGAGTTTCGCCTGTGGTTTTTGGCAAGCCGCACAGACTAGCATCTCGCCCGCCTAAATAATTATCTTTTATAGATACGATTGTTGTTGCATCCATCAGAATTCCATGCTAGGGTGCGCCTACCATCGTATGCGGAACACATCAGATATTAGGCAGCGCTACCGAGGCGACCTATTGATTTGGCGGGCGAACCAGCTTGGTCTGAACTATCAGGCCGTATCTCGAATTATCGCCGCTCAGCCAAACGATCTCATAGTCAACGGCGCGACAGTCAAGCGGATCTTCTCAGGCGCGAACGCGACATTTGACACCGTTTGGGCAATCGCCGACGCGCTGAATATCGACCGTCATGCGATGACTGATTTCAAATTGAAAGAGCGTGATTTCTCTCGTGCGGTAGTCAATGGAAAGGCTGCGCGATGAGGGGCGGGGTGGTCTCTGGCCGAGCTGCCCCGTTTTTTGAATACCGCAGGGTAACACGGGAACGCGGCCAGCACACATAAGAATCTACTTTAACTTCCAGAGACGAGAACGTAAGGAGAATCGGATGATGCGCGAGCGATTCAAACTCATGTCCATGCTTCACGCGGCTGCGGCATTCTTTGGCTTTCGGCAGGCCGTGCAGCAGTTAGCGCCCGAACCGGCCCCTCATGACGAGTTTCACCATTCACGAGGTAATCGGCAACTGCATAGCGCGGCACATATTCGCAAACATCGGCGTGAGCGAAATATCCGAAACGAAATAGCATTTCAGTCGCGCAAGCGTAATCGAGCCAACTGAAGGCAGAAGTAACTCGGGCGGTTGAGTGTTTGGAGCCGGAGGCGGGGAGGGAACGACCTGACCCAAAGTTACGAAACGCGGTAGCAGCCTTAAAGGAGAAAAGACAATGCTACGAATCACAAAATCAACAGAACCGATCACGGTAGATCGGTTAATCGTCACCATTTATTCCCCGCCAGGAGTGGGTAAAACCTCTCTCGCCTTTACGGCTGAAAAGCCTTTGCTGCTGGATTTTGACGGCGGCGCATATCGAGCAGCGAATCGAGCGGACATCGTTGCTATCAATTCGTGGTCAGATGTTGGCGCAATCAACGCTGCGGATTTGGCCGGGTACAAAACTCTAGTTATCGACACCGCCGGTCGCGCTCTTGACTGCCTGACCGCTGACATCATCGCGGGCAATCCGAAGCTTGGACGAAGCGGCGGCGCCCTGACCTTGCAGGGGTTTGGTGAACTGAAGTCTCGCTTTATCTCATTCACGAAATTAGTCCGTTCGTTTGGGTTGGATCTCGTTTTACTAGCGCACTCTGATGAGCAGCGCAATGGCGACGAGTTGATCGAGCGAATCGACGTGCAGGGCGGATCGAAGAATGAGATATACAAAGCCGCCGATGTCATGGGGCGGCTGCGAATAACCAACGGCAAGCGCCTTCTGAATTTCAGCCCAACGGACACGGCGTTTGGAAAGAATCCTGCCGGCCTGGGTGAGTTGAATGTCCCAGTCTTTACTGACGAACCGGGTTTTCTCGCGAGCGTTATCGGCCAGATCAAGTCTTCACTAAACAGGCTCACCGCCGATCAGCAGACAGCGGCGAACGAAATGGCTGACTGGCAAAAGAAGTTTGAGGCCACGTCATCGCCGGCGGAACTGAATGCGCTCATTGCCACCATTGCCGATGATGTTGATCCGAACATCAAGCGATTGTTGGTTAAGACCGGCAAGGTCAAAGGCTTTGAGTGGGACAAAGACGCCAAACACTTCAAGTCGAACGGCAACGGCTTCGACCCGCTATCCAAAACCGCTAAGGATGGAGTTACCTCCAAGCAAGCAAAGCAGATTATGACGCTGACCGGAGAACTCGAGATTGACCCGGACGAGGCGGTTTCAAAGCTGTTCAAGCTTCCGGTCAAAGTTGACGAGATTTCCAAAGAAGCTGCGGATCGGTTTATCGCCGACCTGACTACGCGGGCAGACAACCTCGGGGAGGCGTTCTAATGCGAATCTCAGTCAGCGACCTTGACACCTACCGGTACTACAAGGCTGCGGAGGAAATGACGCTTGAGGACTGTCTGGCGCGACTGCGCAGAGAGACCCCGCCAACTCCCGCAATGCTCGCTGGTCGTGCGCTCCACGGCATTCTCGAACACTCTAGCTATGACGACGAGGCTATGTCCGTGGAATGTGACGGGTTTCGATTTTACTTTGACTGCGAAGTCGATTTGGAGGTGCCACTCGTTCGCGAACTGAAAGGCGAGCTTGAAATCGCAACGCCTTCGGGTCCGGTGACGCTGGTTGGTGTCGTAGACGCAATGGACACGTCGGTCTATGACTACAAGCTTACCGGCCGATTCGACGCCGAACGGTTCGCCGATAGCTATCAATGGCGATGCTACCTCTCGATGTTTGGACGCAACCGGTTTGTCTATCGCGTCTTTGTTGGGCAAGAGAATTCGGCGGGAGCAGGCTTCGATGGTCGACCATTTTCTGAGTGGACGATTCGCGAGTACCACGAGCTTCCCGTCTACCGATATCCAGGCATGGAGCAAGACGTGATCAGGGAAGTGACGGAGTTTGCCGCGTTCATTAAGCAACACCTGAGACTAGCGGAGGCGGCATGAGCTTCAACAAAATCACCATCGTCGGAAACCTCGGGCGCGATCCTGAACTTCGCTACACGCCGCAAGGGACTCCTGTTTGTTCTTTCAGCATGGCAAGCAATGAGAAGCGGAAGAATCGCGATACCGGAGACGCCGACGAGGTTGTGACTTGGTTTCGCATAACTCTGTGGGGGCGACAAGCTGAAACCGCCTCTCAGTATCTAACCAAAGGCAAGCCCGTTTACATTGAAGGCCGCTTGCGCGTCGAAGAATTCACCGACCGCGATGGCAACAAGCGGCATTCCCTGGAAGTCAACGCAACCGATATGCAGTTCATCGGCGGCGGAGACCGCGGGCAAACGGCAGCGCCACAATCAACACGAACCGAAGCGAAGCCGGCGGCTAAGCCTGATCCGGTTGACGATGACGATATTCCGTTTTGAGGATTGAAATCTGACGGCCAAGGGGAAACCGTCAGATCGGGGAGCGCGGGCCACCTGGGGTACGCGGCTCGCGCTCCAAGGATATTTGAAATCAGTTTGCAGTCCGTGCTGGTGCTGGCCGATTACCCGAAACGAGTTGAGAGACTTCGCGGTAGGTTGAGCGCGACGAGCACTAGAGTCTGAGCAGACCAAACGTAAAGTCGCGGCGGGCTGCAATTCATCTTTGACGAGTTTGCGCGGCTTGGAGCCAAAGCGATAAGCACCTCGAAAGAGAGGCTGTGAAGGGTCGCGCAATTCAATTTCTGAACGTTCAGAACCCATGTGTCACAAACGAGGCCACGAAAGCAGAGGAAAGGCTGAGGCTCACATTCGATCACTATTACGAGCACAACCTTTCAATCGGGATTGGAAAGACCCTGAGAAGCTGCATGTTTACATCTGCGCTGACTCTCGATGCCGAGCGCGGCCCTACAAAGTTGGTCACGGTAAGCGAGTGAAAACGTAAACAGTCGAAAGGTTGTAGAAGAATGAAGTTGACAAATTGGCCGGTTGAATTGGGAAGCGACCGCGACTGAGACCCCTTAGCGGGGTGCTCTGGTTACTAATTCTTATCTTCGGATTTGAATTGCTTCCCAAAGCGCCAGGCATCTCGCTAAGGGGTTTTTGTTTTATATGGAAACGGCAACGAATAGGTGCGGTCATGCGTTGCGGGAGCCTAAGTGCAAAGGATGCACCGGCCTCGTGGTCAAGCGGCCTCGACCTGCCACTAACTACAAAAAATTAGTGTCCGAAGCTCCAGTTGTTTCGTGTGGACACTTGGAATGCGCAAGAGCGCTCGGATGCCTGAAGTGTGGGCGGAAATGATCGCGGCATGAAAGACAAACTGCCCGCAGTCCTTTGGTATGCAAGTGACTGGCTCGGAAGCAATACGCGAGCGCGAATGACGCATCAACAGCGGGACGTTTACCTGACACTTTTGTTCCGCTCTTGGTATGAGGAGCCAATCGGCACGCTCCCAAACATTCCCGAAGAACTGGCTCTGATGGGCGGCGTAGATTTTGAAACATGGGAACAAATCAAGGGGCCGATTATTGCGAAATTTACAAGCGACGGCAACGGTCGGGTATTCAATCCGCGCATGTTGAAAGAGGCCCGCAAAGTACGCGGACGCCAAATGGCGGGGGCGATTGGCGGCAAGCAAACGCAAAGCAAACCGTCAAGCAAAAAGAAAGCAAAGTGAGCGGCGAGTAGGGCGGCAAACATTCAACTTTTGCTTCAGCCTCTTGGTTTAACTTTAGATTGGATTAAGAAGATCAGGGGAACACGTTACTTATGATTAACCTAGCACGAAGAGAGAGCAAAGCACCGTTATTGAAACCGGGCGAACGAAACGGGAAACCTGTACAGGCAAAGTCCCGCCACCTGAAAGCGCCTCGCTACGAAGTTCTGAAAGACAAAATCAGAACGTGGTGGAACGATCGGCTAAAGATCGGCGAAGCCCTTGCGGAGATAAGAGACGAAAAACTCTACAAGGCCGAGTATTCAACCTTTGAAGAATTCTGTACTGATGAATTCGGCCTCAAGCACTCTCAAGCCTACGGATTGATCGCCGCGGTAGCGGTTAAAGAGTCTCTAAAACCTTCCGCCATGGCGGACAAAATCACGAACGAGCGGCAGGCCCGAGCGCTCGCCGCCGTGCCCCAAGAAAAGCGCGTCGAGGTTTTAACCGAAGCCGCGAAAGCGCCAGGTCCGGTTACTGCGAAACGAATCACCGCAGCCGCAAAATCAAACGGTCACGTTGCGAAGGTGGAACCTCCGAAGCCCGCCGCGCGTCTCGACAAAACCGGATACGCGATCCCTGAAACGATTCTGGAAGATTGGGATCGGGCTGAGGAAACCGCGCGGCGAATGCTGAGTGCGGTAAGCAGTCTCCGATCTGAATTGAAGAACGCGAAGGACGAGAACGATCCGATCTTCGCGGAAGTGACCAATTCCACCATTGCCGATCTCAACAACGCTTACACGAGTTTCAAGTGCGTCGTTCCGTATGCGGTTTGCACAAGCTGTCAAGGTCGTGCGCCGAAGAAATGCTCGCTCTGTCGCGGTCGCGGATTTATGAGTGAGTTTGCCTGGAGAAGTTATGTGCCGGCAGAGGCGAAGGCCATGCGCGAGGCGGTAAGCAAAAAGAAATGAGCGAAATCACCTTACGTCCGTATCAGCAAACAGCGGTCGCGGCTGCTTTTTCTGAGTGGGCCGACAACGACTCGACGTTGATCGTCATGCCGACCGGGACCGGAAAGTCCGTCGTGTTTGCTGACATCATTTCTCGCGTTCAACCAAAGCGCGTGTTAGTTCTGGCCCACCGTTCCGAACTGATCGATCAAGCGCGTCGGCACGTAGAGAAAATCGGGTTGCCCGTCGCTGTTGAGATGGCAGATATGTACGCGGAGGATTGTTTCTGGGCAGACACGCCGATCATCGTTTCGACTGTTCAAACTCAGATTGCCGGCAATGCTGGCGCTGGAAGAATGACGAGATTCGATCCATATGATTTTGGTTTAGTGATCTGTGACGAAGCCCACCACTTCACCGCGAAGAGTTTTGCCAAAGTTCTAAATCACTATCGTCAGAATCCCGATCTGAAAATCCTCGGAGTTACCGCCACGCCTGACCGAGCTGACGAGGCTGCGTTGGGTCAGGTCTTTCAAAGCGTCGCGTATGACTACGAGATTCTTGATGCGATCAATGACGGATGGTTAGTTCCGATCGAACAGCAAATGGTAACGATCGACGGGTTGGATTTTTCTCAGATTAGAACTACCGCAGGAGACTTAAACGGGGCAGACCTTGCGGCGATCATGGAGGCAGAAAAGAACCTTCATGGAATCGTTTCTGCCTCACTCGACATCATCGGAGATCGGCGCACGTTGGTTTTCGCTGTGACCGTCAAGCAAGCCGAAATGTACGCGGAGATTTTCAATCGACATAAGCCGGGAATGGCTGATTGGGTTTGCGGCAAGACTCCGAAAGATCAGCGTCACGAGACGTTCAGAAAGTTCGGTAATGGGAACACTCAGATTCTCGTGAACGTCGGCGTTGCAACCGAGGGCTACGACAATCCAGCCGTCGAGGTAATCGTGCAAGCCAGGCCGACGAAGAGCCGGTGTCTCTATTCGCAGATGGTCGGACGTGCCACAAGACCGTTGCCGGGGATTGTCGATCGATACGACACGCCGGAAGAGCGCCGTTTCGCAATGGCGAATAGCGCGAAGCCAAACTGTTTGGTGATTGATTTCGTGGGCAACTCAGGCCGTCACAAGCTGATGACGACCGCGGACATTCTCGGCGGTCGTGTATCGGACGAAGCAGTCGAACGAGCCATAGCAAAAGCAAAGGCCCAAGGGAAAGCCGTAAACATGGCCGAAGCGGTTGAAGATGAAGAGCGGATTCTCCGCGAAGAAGTTGAAGAACGAAAGAGACGCGAAGCCGCACGCAAGGCTCGGATAGTCGGCAAAGCGCAGTTCTCATCCCGATCAATCAATCCGTTTGATGTTTTCCAGTTGGAACCGGCAAGGTCACGAGGTTGGGATGATGGGAAAGTTCTAACCGAGAAACAGGCGAATCTTTTGCGTAAGCAAGGGATTGATCCAGCCGAGATGACCTACAGCCAAAGCCGCCAAGTAGTCAACGAAATGTTCCGACGCTGGAAAGGTGGTCTCTGTACTTTGAAGCAGGCGAACCTTTTGAACAAGCACGGCTATGAGACCAAGGACCTGACGATGAAAGACGCCTCCGGCCTGATCGATGCGCTCGCAAAAAACGGATGGCGACGCCCGACGAATCCTCCGCCGATTGAAAGCAGACAGGAGGCTCCGCCGTGGGCATGATTCGCGTCAACGCACGCAGAAAAATACTTTGCCCGATCTGTAATCACGGCGATTGGTGTGGACTCTCTGGGGATCGAAGCATTGCGATATGTATGCGGATCGAATCAGACAAGCCAACACAAAACGGCGGATGGTTGCATAGATTGTCCGATCCGATCGCGTTTCAACCTAAGCCCGTTCCGCGTCCCGCGATTCAAGAACGCGCGCCGGACTTGATGAGCCTCTGGAATCGCTGGCAACGAGAAACCGATCCTTACTACCTGGACGGCTTTGCAATGACCCTGAACGTCGATACCGAAGCGTTACGTTCAATCGGCTGCGCGTGGACCGGCAGAGCGTGGGCCTTCCCGATGAAAGACGCGAGCGGAAAGATGATCGGGATTCGACTCAGAGCAGAGTCAGGATCGAAATGGGCCGTAACCGGATCACATCAAGGTCTTTTCTTTTCGGATATCGAGGACGCAAAAACAGTATTTCTCGTGGAAGGACCGACAGACTTAGCGGCGGCATTGACACTCGGGTTGAAGGCTTTCGCACGTCCCGCCTGTCTCGGCCAAGAGCAAATGCTTCTCGATTACGTCCGACGTGTACGCGCGAATCGACTGGTGATCGTTTCGGACAATGACTTGCCAGGGCTACGAGGTGCGGAAAAACTCCAAGGCATGTTGCCGATCATGAATTGCGTCTACGTCCCGCCGGCGAAAGACCTCCGCGAGTTCGTTTCCCTTGGTGGAACGAAAGATTTAATCGAATCGAGTATCAGAGATTTGGTTTGGACCCGACCGAGGGCAATAGCAGCATGATCTGTCTTAACAATCACTCATTCCCTGAGTCCGACATCGGAGCAGTACAACTGGAAAGTGGTGCGCATCTTTGCGGTCGCTGTGTTGATGCTCTGCTGAGTAAGCCAGCTTATGACTCTATGCCTGAAAGAGTAACAAGAAGATCGGCAGAGTCTGTAGGTGGGGAAGTTAGATCGAGGCCGGTGGAGAAGTGAATTCTTTGTTTCAAAGCCAAGGGCGGATTGAGTCGCCCGTTACGTTAATGATCGTGAGCGCGCTTCGCGCGAGGGGAAAAGAAAGATGCCGTGTCGAACTGTCAAGGACGAGCAAAACCAGACGACGATGATCGTTTGTAGTCGCGGCCAGCAGAGTCAGAAATGCGAGATTTGCGGTGGCTATGGAGCCACGCGCCTCTGTGATTATCCGACCAGCAAAGGCAAGACCTGTGATCGGCGCATGTGCCCGAATTGCAGTGCGCGACCCAAAGGCAAAGACGAGGACTACTGCCCCGACCACCGCGAGCGCGCAGGCCTCGGCAAGTCAGAACCGAAGTTTGATCTTGAGGGTGCGCGATCCATCGCGGCGCGTTACGACGGGCGATGCAAAAAGTGCCACGTAGAAGTTTGCGCGGGCGATCAAGTTTTCTACATGCCGCGCGAGAAGTCTGTGCTTTGCGAGCCGTGTACGGCTGAGACGGCGGGACAGGGACGGTTGGCATGAGTGCACGAATCGGAACATCCACGTGTCATTGCTGCGGCGAGCCTGAATCTCGCGGCGGTTGCGTTCTCGGGTTCCGCTGCGACTGTCAGTCGCGCCCTGAATGCGATCTTTGTAAGCACTGCACGGATCACCATGTCGAGAATTGTTCCGAACAGATAAGGAATGTATTTGATGTCTTGATGATTACAACCGTGTGCGAGTTCCGAAAGAAATACAACATCAACATCTTCGGGAGGCCAACCAATGTTTCACGTTCCAGAACCCTACCGACTTAGGGGCGGGCCGATGGCGACAGATCGCACTTACGGCAATAACGGAGCGTTCGCATTTCGATCTGTGATTGCTGGCCGCAATCTGGCAGTTATCGCTAGTGACGGCGCGGAATGGAAAGCGTCCGGCTTGGAAGGCGAGCCGTGGGAGCACGTAAGCGTTCACGTCTACCAAGGCAAGAAGGAATATACACCAACATGGATCGAGATGTGCCAAGCCAAAGATATGTTTTGGGACAAGGACGATCTCGTTATTCAGTTTCACCCGCGCGAGTCTGACTACGTTAACAACCACGCGCACACCTTGCATCTGTGGCGACCGATTGGCCAAGAGATACCCGCGCCGCCGCCGCTAACCGTGGGCCTAAAGGACGCGGGCACGATCACGACGCGCGAGCAAGCGGCGAAATTAGTGAGAGACGTTCAGAGTCAGATTGCGAGCGAAAGCTCGCGGTCATGAAAGAAGGAAACGGACGCCACAGTTAGCCCTTTGGTTGCAGAAAAAGAAAGATCGGATTCAGAGATTGAAGCCACGGTAGTTCGTCGGGGTTCGTTAAGGTCAAAGATTGAGCGGGGTAAAGCGGGAAGGGAAAACATGAGCGCGGCAGCACATCAACTCATAAATCAAACGAGCGGCGAGGTCGAGTACTACACGCCCGTTGAAATCATCGAGGCCGCGCGGCGCGTGATGGGGCGAATCGATCTCGATCCGGCAAGCAGTGAGAATGCAAACCGGATCGTCAGAGCATCGCGAATCTTCACTGAGGCTGATGACGGACTAGCTCAAGACTGGTTCGGCAAAGTATGGATGAATCACCCGTTTGGCCTCGTTCAAAATCGCAAATGGCCGACAAAGCTGGAGCGCGAATACTTTGAGGGCCGCGTGATTGAAGCGTGCTGCATCACCTATGCATGTACGTCTGAGAACTGGTTTCAAATACTCGCCAAGCATCCGCAATGCTATCTGACGCCGCGCACGAACTACCGCCTACCGGATGGCACGATCAAGAAAGGCGTCTCAAAGGGAAGCGTGATCACGTACCACGGGAGCGATGTCGAGAAGTTTGCGAATGAGTTTCGCGCATTCGGACAGGTGAAGGTCGCAGTCTAGCGGATAGTGAGTCACGAAACCAATTTGTAATGACAGGGTAGGACATGGGAGCAGTAAGAGGGTGAGTTATGGAAGAAACCTTCACAGATAAAGAATTCTGTAAGCAATGGAAGATTGATCGGGCTACGTCTTTACGTTGGCGTGACGACGGGATCGTTGGCTACATCAAACTTCCGAACGGGCAGATTCGATATCTGCAACGACACATAGACGAACTGCGAGAGCGGTTTGAAAAGTCAGCGGCGGCTCAGGATAGCAATGGCGCGATCAAAAGTGGAGTCGTCAACATTAGCGTAGCGAAACGTCGTCACGA